ATATCTACCTAGATATAAAAGATACTTTAGGTATTGAAAAAATTGAGAAATTAAGAGGAGTTCTTCACAATGATCGCTACGATTACAATCATGAGTCGATAAACAGAATTCAACATATACGCTCTCATGAAGTGCAACAATTGCAGCTAACGGATCTTTTCATTGGTGCGTTAGGCTACGTTCATCGAGGAATGAATAGCAACGCGGGAAAAATCCAAGTCATAAACAGGATAAAATCACATACAAACAGGGAGTTACTAAAAAGCACTCTTCCAACAGAAAGTAAATTTAATATTTTCGTGTGGGAGGCTCGCTGATGCTTCAAATGCCAGATTTATTGTACTTCAATGGAAGTTGGCAAAAGTATATAGACGATGTATATGATGTTGTCAGAGAAGACATTTTAATCTCTAATATAACGTTTAAGGGTCTCCCTGTTCGATTACGTTATTCACCGGAATATGATGGGAAAGAGTTCGGATTTTGGCATTTAGTATCAGAGGGAAAAATAGAAGAAGAACGAATACCTGATCTTGAACGGTGTAAGCGGATCCGCTGGATCGCGCATATGATAAGGAATTATGACCATTGCGATATATCATGTTGGTCTGAAAGACGAAGACAAACTGAAGAATGGGTAATCTGGAACGAGCATGAAAACTACGTTGTTGTGCTATCCGAACGTAGAGACTATTGGCTTCTCAAAACAGCCTATATTGTAACTTATAACAGTAAAATCAGAACTCTCAAACAAAGCAGAAAAAGAGCGCTTGGGACATAAAAAGCTGAACCCGACACACATTGCTATGTATCGGGTTCGATCGCTCTTTCTACACATGGTAGATGAGTAAGGTAAATCTAACCGATCTACTTTAGCTTTTCAATAGCTAGCTATAACTTTCCGCACATATTCTTATGATAATCCCCAAAAGAGCGGTATGGTTTTCTCATACTTTTCTGCGCAGAGGCGCACACTTATCCAACAATAACAAATGTAATTCTTTGTTATCCCTAAGTATTTCGACACACCAATATCGTAACGTGTTCACTTCAAGTGTAGCCAGCACCTTATGTCGAAAAACCCCCTCCCCTACACATAATGATGGATGACATTCTGCCAAGACACATAACCATGTATTGGCATCATAGAGAATCCAATAATGTTCATCTGAAATAGTTATGCATCCAATTATTTCGAATCTTCTTTCTATCGTCTCAGGAGAGTATGAAAAATCAATTTCCATAACATGCTCAAAATCTATCTATACCGGCATAATTTAAGCACAAAAAAGCTCCCGAAGGAGCTTAAAAATACAAGGGATGGCTCTTAATCCCAATCAATCCAGTTGTAGACGATACGAAGTGACGGGCGCACAGCGGCAGTCACATCTTCGGTACTAAAGTCGATTGCATCACTGTAGATTTTGCAGTCCAACATTTCAATTGTTGTAGCAGCTTTTGTCACAGCGTTAACCCCGGAAGATTTGGATTCAGGGGTAGCAGCCATCGTGATATCAACATAGTCCTTCGCCGCAATGCGATCCTTAATGAACTGAAGAATATCGCCTTCGATAGTCTCCACGCACTGGACCTGGATTTCCCCAGAGTTTCGAATTGGACCGTGCTGGTTGAACTTCACACCATTCGGACCATAGTCCTCCACATCCTCGCGGGTCATTTCTGGGATTTGCGACGTGCGAACCAGTACGCTGATATCTTCATGGCCTGCAAAAGTAAGCTGGAATTCAGAAGATACCAGTCGTTCGCCTTTGGCCGCGTTGGCAGTATAGCGGCCCTTAATAAATTTACGGTTTCCCTTAGTGTTATTGTGCCCCATATAAAATCCTTTTACTGGAACGCCCGAACAATATCGGAGCTGTTATATATCGAAGAACCGGTCAACTGGAGGTTGACGGTGTTTTTCAGGAAATATCCATTACTGTCCCTTGGCGCATCGAGATCAAAACTTAAGTCCTGGATAGCGACATCGGTGATGTTGATCCGGCGACCAATGTTTAGCGTCACACGTTCCGGGATTCGACCACCAACATTGGCCGCTTTTAGTTCCGGGCTAATCATGGCTGTCAACGCGGCGATAGCGCCTGAAACTTCAATGAATGGATTGTTCAAAGCAATGAAAGTTACGGGCAGCGTGAACGTCGGCGGTGTCCCCCCTTCCCAAACCATTAAGCTGTTCCAACGGGCAACCGACGTTGTTTCAGTACCTACTTGCACAAACCCCCCCAGAGCGCCAGAAACAGACCCCATGGACATACCAGTAAACGGTGCTTCCCAATTCTGGGCCATGTTCATTGCCGCCCCCTGGCTGATATATCCTGTAACCTGATACTGAGAGTTCGTTAAAGTAACTTTCAGATATGGCGATACACCGTCAGCCTGGCTGTAAACCCCATAAGCTATAGGAGCCATTCAAGTTAAAGGCCGGAGTTCCCCGGCCTCCTCCTTTAGCCAAGGCGCTTACGGCGCAGTTTCATTGACTTTTTGCGGGCAAGTTTTGCCGCGCCAGTCTGGGCTTTTCGACGTGCTTTTTTCAGCGCCGATTTTTGAGCCGCAGTCAGACGTTTTTTACGCAGGCGTTTACGGATGAGTTTGATCTCACCGTTACGAACAACCTTCTTAAATGCTTCAGTCAGCATTTCATCAGAAGTGCCAGCAACAACAAACGCCGCTTCCAGTTCGTCACGGTCGTCGCTATCTAAACCAGCGATAGAGGCACCAACATCAGCAGCTGCGTCGTCGTCTTCATCGTCAGCCAGTGCTTCGATCAGGTCATCATCTACACCGCATGCTGCGAGGAAGTCAGCAACATTTGCCCATGCTTCGTTATAGGCATCGTCCTGTTCTTCTGTAACTTCGGAGTCGTCGTCATCAGAGATACCAGCGATAGCCTGAACGAAACCATCAAGGGAGTCGAAAGTCAGATCACCGCTATCAGCCCAGGCGAAAACGGCGTCGGCCGCATCACTCAACGCATTCTGCATAGCACTTCGATTTGCAGCTTCCAGAATCATCTGGTGCGCCTGTTCGACGGTCCATTCTTTACCGTCTTTCCCTTCCAGGATTTGCTCAGGAGCCGGGGCAGATGGAACGTTCTCGTTAATCTGTGCCGCCGGTTCCGGATTATTATTAATAACCGGATCTGTTGGCGGTTCGGCGCTTGCCCGGGCAGACTCCATCAGCTGCACAGGATCAGAGTTCAAAGCGAAACGGGACAGTCCATTCCCCAAAAATGCCCCGGATTGAAAAAAGTTTTTGCTCATTGTATTCCCTTACTTAATAAGCAGCGGTACGCCCTGGATACGACGGGCTACGCCAGTCGGGCAGCAGGCCCAGACTACTTCCCATTTATCGAATTCCGCCTGCGTAACTTTCAGCACATACGGTTCTGTACCGTCAGCATCAGGATCACGAGGAGCCACCAGAGCGCCGGAGGCGACAAAGCGATCTAAAAGTTTGGTCATCCCTTTAGTCAGGCCAGCCGCAGTAATACCGTCCGGGCTATGCTTCATCTGGCGGGCTAACTGGACAAAGAAACGGCTGATTGCATTCATCAGGGATGGGACGTGCTGGAAGTGCAGATAGTTATCCTGCGTGCAGCAAGTTAAAGCATCGTCGATGATCATCTGGCCAGAGGTGCCAACAGATACTTTATTGAGACGGCCCTTGACCATTGCTTCTTCGTCCGGGGTATCTTCCGGATACAGCGGTTGAATTGACGCACGAGCAATGACGGCACGTTCTTCACCAGCCGGTGAGTAATGCCAACCGCCGACATCAGAGTTTTTCTTGACGCCACGAGCTTTCGCCGCGTACGCCACGCCAGACAGACCAAAGACCACACGGGATTGGGTCCATTTGTCTTTGCAGGAGAACGGGTAGTGATAGACAGAACAGCTTACATAATCGGTACCAAGTAAACCGGTATCTTCAACAGCAGACAGCGCTTCCGTGTACGTCAATGTCGGTTTAACATCAAAGAAGCCATCAATCAGGCGATCAGAACAGATATTACCTAACGCAGTGATCGCCGCATTGTCATAGCACCCCAGGCCGAGAACAGCGGTGTACATGTACGGCGCATTGTTCAGCACTTTCACCGCACGCAGGTACGCAGCGGTTGAGATTTTCGACTGATCGCCGTTGGTACCGCCAGTGAACGCCAACGATTTTTTGTTTGTTACTTTCGCTGTCGAAATCAGCTCTTCATTAACAACCGCGCGCAGATATTTAGAACGGGCTTCCAGAGCCGTAGGCAGATAACACAAGCGGCCCATGTCATCTTTCGCTTCTTCCGCCAAAGACACAGTGTGTGTCTCCAGGGTCGTTACCACGCCGAGCGAAGTCGTCTGGGTCAGTTTTAAGAGGAAGCGTTCATTACCCGCGCTGTCCGCTGTTGCCGTTTCGATGGTTAACTCACGGGTAGGTGAAATACACGGATCACCATCATCAACGTAGATAGCAAAGGCTTCGCCACTATCAAGTTCAATTTCAGAACCGTATGGCAACGCACTGTAAGCCGGTTCGCCTGATTCATCGAACATAATAATCGGGAACTTCGCATCATCCGGAACAGCGCGAACAACATAACCAGATGTTTGCTGAATAGCTTCGTATACATGGCGAATTGGTTCGAACTGTGAGCCGGAAGACGGCTTCAGCGGTTCGCCGAGAACATCTTCGTAATTGGACTCAGTAACCGCAAGAACAGTAAACGGCTTGCCACGCGCAAATACGCCAATACCAGCCCACAAGCTGCTATTTAATGCAACACCGGTAGATAACGTCGCATCGGCATTGATCGGGCTAACCGCGACGCCGGATGCATTACCTAATGACTGTTGAATTGAATATTGAGACATAACTTTCCCTGTTATGCGCCCCGCACGGGGGCGCTATGTTAAACGGAGAACTTCCCCTGATTACTCAGAGTCACCGGCATCAATCGTGTCGCCGCTTATGAAGTTAAGCCCGCCTTTTTTGGCCATTGTCAGCGTTACACGAGTGAAGTAATCAGCGCCGTTGCGTGGGTGCATATCGTTGATAGCCGAACCCCACAGCGTGGTACGGTTGACCAGCGCCGGAGTGGTCGGATGCTGGAACGGGATGGCCGGGACAGCATCACCAGTCACGAAGCCTGCTTTACCCGGATTTTCATCACGGACGTAGCACAGCACATCCATCGAGCTGAACTGAATGTTCTCTGTCGTTAAGTTCTTACAAATACCAGCAGGTACTTCGTACACTTTCACGTTACCGAACAGGGTACCGATGTAGTGAACATACGGAGTCTGGATATAGTCTTCGGCTGGCTGGAAGAAATCCTTCGGCAACTGTTTGAAGAAAGATGCTGCATCAGCACCAGCAAACATCCCCATCGCACCAGAAGATTTAACGCGCTCAATAATGTCGCGATATACAGTCTGGAATTTGCCACGAATGATGGTTGCCCATACATCAAAGGACTGGTTAACCGGCAGAGCGATGTCAAAGGTGTCGGTCGCAAGAGTACGCCAGATCATGATGCGGAGACGCAACATATCCTGTTCATGGGACAGGTATTCTTTCAGGGTGCGGAACTGTAGGGAACCCAGGTCCAGACCAAATTCACGCTGTGCTTCATACGCCGCCTGTACCGTGTGCTCAGCCGCGATAACGAACTGGCTTGGGAACAGGGTGTATTTCTTCATTTCGTGGTTGATTAGCGGGATCAGCTCAGGAGCGGCTTCAATATTGATTTCCGTCTCAATTGCGATCTCAGTGCCTTTATCCGGCGCTTTGGAGAACGACAGGGCAATCTGACCAATGTTGTAGTTCAGAGAGCAGGTAACAGTGATTTGCTCACCAGCAGCATTAGTAAACGAGTGAAGTAGGCTGCCGGAACCGTTATCAACAACAGACTTAATACGGTTAACGTAGATATTAGTGCGACCTTTTCGGATTGGTACATTCTGGCCTTCGAAGTCTTCCATCTTGAAGGTTGCGGTTTTGCTGGTGCCATCGGAGCTTGCCACCAGCACATAGCGGCGGCGTAACTGGCTGTACACACCGACGGATTGCATGTCCAGAACATCACCAGCAGCATAAGAACCAAAAGAGGAACCTGCCACGTTAAAGACTTCATAGATGTCGGACTGGTCACGCGTAACCGGAATGAAGGTACACGCATCAGCGGTAGCTGCCCCCAACTGAACAGGCAGGATCATCGCGAGGAATAAAGGCAGACGCATAACACCGTCAGAAACGCTCATCATCTCTGCTGCGACGGATTCCAGCATCGCTTTATTAGTGGCATCCATGCTATTGCGGGTGGACTCAATCAGGCAGTTTTCCAGCGTCTGGTGGCAGGAGGCCAGAATTTCCGGACGCGGCATAGATTTATGTGCTGCGGCGTAGTCAGCCAGTGCACTTGCCCACGCTGTAGCGATTTGAGCGGTGGCATTATCAGAGATACCCGCAAAAACCGGGTCTTTACGTGCAGCTTCAAGGATAGATGCGGCACGCGCGGCATCATCTTTAATGAATTGGTTATCAGTACCGAACTGCGCAGTGCTTGCCCAGCCAAGCACAGCTTTAGAGCGTTTTGCGATATCTGCAATACGATTCTGGTATTCGCGTAAGTTACTCAATTTACTCTTCCTTAAACACAAGGCACTTGTGTGAATCCCTTTTCGGAAGAGATTTTATTGAAAGTCACTTGTTGACTTTCTCGTGACAAGCAATTTTTTTATTTTTTTCGGGAGTAGGGGCAGAAGGTAAAATCCAAGGTGAAATCGTGGCGATTTCACCTTGAAATTTTAGATTGATTTACTTTAAAAACAGTAGGTTAATAGTGAAATTTGAATGGCGAAAGTTTAAGGCTTCGGCTTTTTATCGAGGCTCTTTCTAAGGATATGCCCAATCATCCTGTCGAGTTCTTCCTGTAGCTCTTTTGAAAGTCGATTAAACTCATAAGAAAATGCACGGCCTTTCACGCGCTTCCTTGCAAAGCGATCCTTGTCCTCAAATTTCCATAATTCAGTAACTACGGACTTATCTTTAGAACCTTTATCCGTGAGTAGTGAGGCTTCCTTTGTTATCAAGCGCAGGATTTTATTTTTAACTTCATCTTCGGCCATTTCTTCAATGGATAAGATGTCGTTTATTTCCGGGGATATGTTTTGAATAAGCTGATCAAACTCTAAATTCTTGTTCCCCATTTCGTCGCCAACAGCACAAAGCGTTTTGTAGTCCGAAAAGGTTAATTCCGACTGCACAGGGAAAAGGGCGACTAATTCTTCCGGAGCACTCGCTGCCTGGAGAGCACGCGTGACCTTCGCCTGAGACAGCCCTTCTTTGGCTGCAATATCCTTCTGACTCATCCCATCATTTTTCATTCGCATCAAACGCAGACCTATTTCTCGAATGCTGTGCTGCAATGCTGTCTGAACGTCTTTCGCTAAATTTTGCGCTTCCTGAACGCTGATCTCCTGGTCCGTGACTAAAACCCGCAACCCCACGTTCTCTAAGATGGCAGAAGCTCGACGCCGGGAACCATCCAAAATTTCAATTTTCCCTGTAGCCCGTCTAACACCTATTGCAGGGTAAAATTGCTGATGCTTAATAGTGCTTCGGATACTTTTTAATGATTTTGGCGTAAGAGATGCCTGGTCACGCCCGTTGTTATGCTGATCAACAAAGGTATCGCTTTCTACCTGGTTCGGAGGAATTACCTCCTCGATAAATGTGGCCTGGCGACCAGTTGATAACTTGAATACCTGCTCGACTCGATCGCCAGAGGCTGAAGAACTATCAAATCCGCTTAATATTGAAGGATTAAGGGTTCGCCCAATTGTTGGTCTGTTTTTCTTTGACATGGGGGTTTCTTACTCCTCAGTTAGATCTGATAAATTCAATACGGTCAAACACTGCTTTTGCAAAATCTTCCGCAGCAATTCGCGCGTTCTTCAATGCATCAGCACTACCAACATACGTTGCCGGGTTAGCTGAAATAACAGTGTCAAAAGACTCGCCGCAGCGTTCAAAACCGTCAAGGCGAGGGAGGACGACATCGAGCATATCCCCACCGAACACTTCTTTAGCCAGGCTATGGCAATACTTATGGTCTGCCTTGTTACTCAACTTGGACATAAAACCAATGTTAGTCGCAAGCTGGCACTCGCAGCCTTCATCCGAAATGAGTTTCACCAACTCAGGAAGGCGGGCAACGTATTTAAGCGATGAGTGGAAATCAACCGTTGCAGGCGGCAGAGGTGTAAACAGTATATTGGCCGAGGCCAAAGCATTTTTCAGGAAGGCGTCAAGGTGAGGACCACTATCAACGAGGATAAAGTCATAATCGCTCTTCAGCTTATCAATCACATTTTCTTTCAGGACTGCATGGATGTTCTGACCCGGTAGATGCTCATTGCACAGCTCTCTCCAATCGGATGCAATAAAGGCATCGTCAATCGACGCAGGCATAACGTCAACCCCAGGTACAACAGAAGGAACAATAAACTCCTCTAACAGCTCTTCACGGCTTACATTCTGCAACATAGCCTGTGCAGATGTTGCGTTTACGATACCAATAGAGTGTTTATGGCTTAAAAACATCGTTGCTGAAGATTGCGGATCAAGGTCAATAACCAGAATCCTTAAATCTTCCATCAGAAGATGAGGATGAGCACGCATTGCATGCGCCAGAGAAACCGTCGATACAGTTTTTGACACACCGCCTTTAAGATTGGAGATGAAAATCACATACGCTTCGCTGTAGCGATCCCGGTATTTTGGCACTCCGCGATGTTCATATATGTCAATGATGTTCTGAATTGACATCGCATATTTCATTGAAGAGCCAGCAGGGCGTTTATCGAAAACATAACCCTTTTCTTCCATTTCACTTACGGCATAGTCAACGTTCGCACGAGTCAGTAGAGGCAATTTTGCCAGTGCCGCTTTCGCATAGACCTGGTAAAACTCGTTCGCGTGTAGCTCATCCTTTTGCAACTGTACTTGTTCAGTCAGAACATTGAGCATTCTATTTGCTCTTTGAGCAACCTTGTGAAGCTGGCTGGAATCACTCATCGAAAGTCATCCTTTATGCTGTATTTTTGAATTTAATTAAAAATGCTGCATAAAATAATAATGTATGCGTAGATGCTTGTACATAGCATTCTCTGCATGTTTGGTTCATTTTGCACGATTGAGAGTTACAAGGAGGGCACAAAAAAGCCCCGTTCAGGGGCATCAGTGTTATTTGCTAAGAGCAGCGAATAATCGTTCGAAATCGATAGTATCTATAGCACGCGTAAGCGCCGGAAGTTCAGCCTCAAAGTACCCGTGTCGATCGTAAAAGAAGGGACCGAAGAGCGAGGCATGTTGGATTCTACTTCGCCCCAGCCCGGACACACAGTTAAGCCCATTACCGGCTAAAAGGCTAAAAAACTTCTCTGGATTATCGTGGTAAAGCTGGGAATCAATGGTGGCGGTTAACTCTTCCATAGGGAAGCACACCCGCCCTGTATCCCAGGGATATTTAGTCCGAAGCATAAACATTGCTTTCAGCAATTCACATTGAGCGCGGATCGCGTCCGGTTCATAGCCAGATATGGAGACATAAGCCACGTCCCTCATTCCTGCGTCATCTTTGAAAGTCACGATAGAAGTAACATCCAGCTCTTTTTCGAAAGAGCAAGCAGCATCTACTGGACGCTGAAGTAAATCATTCGACTTAATGCGCTCGAGAATCCCTCCCCACATATCATTTAGATATTCGATATGAGCCAAAACCTTATCAAGACACTCTCGTGTAAACCATTCAGTATGCCCGCCACCGACGCTTTTCTCCCACGGCGCATTCCAGGGGAAAAAGGTTGCGTGTAAAGCCCGCTCAAGATTAACCATTACCAAACGCGTACCACGATAGACCCGTGAAAGCGCAAAATCGGGACTCACTTGTAGCCCTTTAAACCGTGCCAATGGACCACATGAAATGCCGATTTTAAAAGTATCTCCGTTCTCTGGCACCAGAACGTAGAGGTAGTGTTGTTTCTCTTCTTGCATATCAATACCACTGCTTGATGAGAACCGCGCAAATGTTGACTATGCGCGAAGGTTAATGTGAATAGTTGACTATGCGCGATGTGACTACAGTCAAAAGTTGACTGTAGTCGATTTAACTCCACCAAAGATCGACTATGTAAGATATTGTCGGGAGAAACGTTGACTATACGCGATGAAATGCCCCTAAAAGCCATCTCAATAGCGACTTGCAGAATATTGACGCCAGCAAAAATCCACCAGCGTCAACGAATGTCGCCTATAGTCAACTTCTCGCTATCGCATATAGTCAATATTATGGATTGCGCTTATGGATCTGGAAGCCGATTTTCCTGCCGTTTTTTATCTCTGAAAATTTAAGATATTCAATAGCTTCCAAATCTTTCATGGCTTTTCTGATAACGCTATTTTGCACGCTAACGGATGATTTGAGATTAAGCCTCGCTCTAAGGCGCTCAATGCTGACAGGTGCCGGGTTGGCGGGTAGAGCCTCAAAGAATGTATACAGTACCTTGGCCGTCTCTTTGCGCCCTAGTTTATCCAGCATCTTCAGCTTCAGGATTCGCTTATAGTCAACATAGTAAAGTTCAGATAGCTGTTTCTGCGGCTGGATCTCGATAACATCAAGCTCGGTATTCAGGCTGCTATATGCCAACAAGTTGACGTTAATGTTATTGAGATGACCTTTTGCCGCCGGGAAGCGGAATTTGACAACTGTCTGCTGAATGCGTGTCAGAGAGTCATCAATACTTTTACGGAACGCCTTTGAAAGGCGCTTACGTGGATAGCCGCATCGATCGGCAAACTCGGAGAATGGCAGGGTGATTATGCCGTCATCATCAGGTGCGTAGTCAAACAACGCGGAGGTTATGCCCACCCACACCTTAAAATCAGTATCCATATCCAGGCGTGGACCATGAATTTCAATTCCCTCATAGCCTTCCTGCTCAACAATTTTGAGGCTTGATAGTTCTTCAGTTGCGTTCGTTGTGTTTGTTGTAACTGACGATCCGCGACGTAGCGCCACATTGGTAGATTTTAAGGTTGGCACAAACACACCTAAGCGCAACAAAGCGATGGGTTGTATAGTGCTGTTGTTATTGGGCTTCAGGCTGTGGATTTCTCCTGTATTTCCTGCAACTTCTTCAACGCTAAGGAAGCCTTTACTTTCTTCCGGCATCACGGTTTCTCCATGTGTGGCGCGGCCTGACGTCAATTTGGATGGCTGTTATCAACAGCTGTGAATATTCAGACTCTAAAATCGCTTACAGTCAATGTTTCTGTCGCGTATAGTCAACAATAAATCGCGTGCAGTCAACAATAAATCGTGCACAGTCAACATAAAATCGCGTATAGTCAATGTTGATCCCATTTCAGGCCAGTAATGACGCGGCTTACAGCGATCCGGGATCTTCTTTGGATCTTCCTAGGTTCTCTTTAGGATCTGTTTATTGGATCTATGCTGTGGATAAGTTGAATAAACCGGCCAACAAAGCCGGTTGGAAGGAAGTCATATTATTCTACGCTTTCGATAAGAAGACCATGTTCATAACATTTAAGCTCATCGCCTTCGTACAGGAATTGGTATCCAATACCACCATTTTCATGGACATTAGGGAATAACTCATAACTCACTGAAGAGCAAATCACACCAATGCAACGATCAACGCCTTCTCGTTCTTCAGTGCTGAAAAAATCCTCTTCGGTAAGAACATGAGTACATTGCTCATCAGCATAGGTCGGAAATACATGCTCGATGCAATCCGGGTGTTTTAAACCAAGCTGATCGGCAAGCTCGAAAGCATGACGGTATTGTTCAGATCCTGGCTTGCCAACAGTGATGTGCTCAATTTTGTAGATTGAAGTCGCTTTGTTGATAGTTTGCTTTACTGTTACTTTATCAGACATAAAAATCCCTTTTAGTTACCGCTGATAGCGCGGTTGTAATCATTAACGTTGCGATTCTTCCTGTTAATCCCCATCAGCATCGTTTCTGTATCGAGGATATACGCTGGCAGATCATCAAAATATTCACTGCTAAACTCTGGCATCCTGCACATAAATGCACTTTTTGGGGCAGGGTGGTTAACCTTTGTCGGCGTCGGCGTTAAATTCGCTGATCGACTCCCGGAGCAACCGCTGAGTGTCAGCAGGAATACGCTGGCGAACATTACCCGCCGCAACCAGTTGTTTCTGAACTTCAGCTTTTCGTTCCATTTGCCTGTCAGCATATTTGGCTTGTTCTGATTCATTTTTCACTTCCTGGCTGTGAAAATGTTGCTCTGCTTTGTTCATCGTCTCAATGGTCTGGTTAAGATCCATTATTGACTTATCACGTTCCTTAACAGCCTGATCAAGACTGCCAATTTTCTCCATGGCTTGCTTTAGCTGATGACGTTCCCATGCAAACCCAGCACCAACAAGTGCGCAAATCAGAACAAGAACACCAGTAGCAGCAAGTTTCTCCTTCAAAGACAAAGCTGTTTTTAACGTAGAAAAGAATGACATGTCTTCCTCCTGAAGAAAAATTATCAATGAAGTCCTTTGTTACTGTGCCGCTTTGTTTAATTCATCAAGAACAGAATCAGGAACCAAAGCGGCGATTGCGCTGGCTGTGCTGGCCTTATTTGCTGATGCTTCCGCAAGCGCGGTACCGATAGCATGGTTATAAGCAGTTATGGCTACGTTGGCGCTTTCATTCGCTCGTTCATACTGCTGTTGTAACGCAGTTGTGGGTGCTGTTGTCTGGTTGAAAACAACCCCAAACTGTTCAGTTGCTACTTTCAGAGATTCAATTTGCTCTTCTGTTAGTGCTGGTGGGGGAGTGGCAGTGCCGCCGCCTGAACCAGAGCCTGACGAGCTTCCTGAGCCAGTGTTAAGGGTCTGGTTAATCTCCCCCATAGCAGCGACTAAACTTGATGTATTAAGCGCGTTTACAGCGTCCTCAAGCGATTTAGTAATAGTCACATCACCAATGGCAATAGAGATCGGCAGTTCTGAAACTTCTCGCTCATTAGCACGACAGTAAACATCCCAACCAATATCGAGTTGAAGGAGCATTGACAGATCAGCATAACCAGCCAACAGGTCCGCGTGCTGAGTTGCCAGCCCTCCAATATTCGTTAAACCGGTTGCGGTTGTTCTGATCGTTGAAACATAGCTGGTAATAGTGTCGGGATAGACAATTGTATCCAGAATTAATCCGGTCAATTCTTCTGCAAGCAGTTTTGCTGTGTTAGCACTGTTTCGTGCCGATGTTATGGCACCAGGTGTTTTCATCCCACCGGCGGCGGCCAATTTTTTATATGCGGATAACTGGTAGTCTTTTTCCAGCATGATATCTCCTAACTTACCTGAACCAGGCCGTCTCCGGCTGCAACGGTAGAGCCGCATGAAACAGGATCACCAACGCATACGATCCCTTTCCCGTTGACGGTAAACCATGCCCTGGTTGATATAGCTTGCCCGCCGTGCGTGCTGTTCCCATCGGTATGCTGTGCATATTGCTTACCATCAACTAACACTTCGACTCCGTTGACTTTAAGTAGTGGTTCGCTCTCTACGGGAGGCCTGGATGGGAATCCTCCGTGCCCCGAACAAATGCTGTCTTTTGTTGCAATACTTGCCACGTCATCACCAATGATTTGCTCTGATTTTCGTTATTTTAACTTAGGTTATTTGTGGTCTGTGTGGCGTTTACTTATTGCAAAATTGCTCTAATAAATATTGTTTTTTATGTCGTGTTTTCGGTACCATTCAGCCATCGCCCTTCAATGGGCATTTGTTTGGAGTCGTCAGATGCAGATGGAGCTAATAAGCCGCAAGGAGTTCGATAGCCGTGTAACCAGCGGTGAACTCGACAACTTGCAGGCTATCAAGGTGAAAGAAGGCTTTTGCCTCATTGGGAATCAGAGCGGAACAAATCGCGTTTTTATGCTTCGCCGTACGGATTTGAAGCCATTTGTCTGGAAGAACGAAATTGGTCCCAGCTCATACGCTCAAACGAGGGGGTGCCACAACCTGGCCTTTTTCTACAAAGACGAGCTTTCTGTGGTTGATATTCAAGGGTTACAACATGTTTAAGCACTGGAAAAACATTACTATTTATAAACTTTCTCGTGAGGCGGATCTGACCGACTTAGAAGATAAAAAGAAAATGATCCTTTTCACGCCATGCGGTAGTCAGGATATGGCCAAGTTCGGTTTTGTATCGCCATTTGGTGATAATTCCGAAGTTATCGCTATGCATGGAAATGGTTTTATCCTTGTTGAAGCAAAGCGCGAAACAAAAATTCTTCCCCCGCCGGTTATCCAGCGAGCTATTCAAGAAAAAATTGAAAAACTTGAGCAAGAACAAGCGCGTAAACTGAAGAAAACAGAGAAGGACTCCCTGAAAGACGAAGTTCTGCATTCTCTTCTGCCACGGGCTTTTTCAAAGTTTTCTGTTATCCAGGCGATCTACGACGGTTCAACTAAACGTATCTATATCAATGCCAGCGCGCGGCAGGCAGAGGATATGCTCGCGCTTATGCGTAAGTCTCTGGGTTCTCTTCCTGTTGTTCCCCTGAGTGTTGAAAATCCCATTGAATTAACGCTGACCGACTGGGTACGTGATGGTAGTGCTCCACAGGGATTTCAAATGGGGGATGCGGCAGAACTTAAGGCAGTGCTTGAGGATGGCGGTATTGCCCGAGTGAAAAAGCAGGATTTGGGAAGCGATGAAATTTCCACACACCTGGAAGCTGGCAAGCTCGTCACTAAGTTGGCACTCGACTGGCAGAACCGCATTAAATTTACACTGGACCATAACTTCAGCCTTACCAGCGTCAAATTTGCGGATGAATTGCTTGAGCAGAACTCTGATATTGATAGTGAAGATGTTGCGCAGCGACTGGACGCAGATTTCTTCCTGTTGACCAGTGAAATTTCGTGCCTGGTTGATGCTCTGGTAAATGCCCTTGGTGGAGAGGCTAAGCAGTGAAAGAGCTGTGCTATGGATCTGTTTGCAGTGGAATTGAAGCCGCGAGTATTGCCTGGGAACCGTTGGGTATGCGTCCGGCGTGGTTTGCTGAAATCGAGTCTTTTCCATCTGCCGTTCTTGCGCACCGCTGGCCCCATGTCGCGAACCTTGGCGACATGACAAAACTCGCCCAAAAAGTCCAGGCTGGAGAAATTGAAGCCCCTGATGTGCTCGTCGGGGGTACGCCTTGTCAGGCATTCAGTATCGCGGGCTTACGTGGTGGGCTTGATGATGAACGCGGCGCGCTAACTTTGAAGTATGTGGAGCTTGCAAATGCAATTGACGACAAACGGTCTGAGTCCTTCCTCAAACCGACAGTTATCGTCTGGGAAAATGTCCCAGGAGTCCTGTCATCAGCAGACAACGCGTTCGGATGTTTCCTTGCCGGATTGGCTGGAGAAGATGCGCCATTCGAACCTGGTGATCGACCTGAATCACGAAAAAGTAACACGTTCTGGCGGTGGGATGTCAAAACCGGTTGCCATGCTCCAAAGTGGCCGCAGTGTGGTTGTATTTATGGACCGCAGCGAAAGGTGGCCTGGAGAATCCTTGATGCCCAATACTTCGGAGTGGCACAACGACGCCGACGCGTGTTTGTTGTCGCAAGTGCTCGAACAGACCTCGATCCCGCAACGGTACTTTTTGAGTTCGAAGGCGTGCGCCGGAATATTGCGCCGAGCCGAAAAAAGAAGGAAATCGCTTCCGCCATTACTGCAAATGGCGCTGCAATCAGTGGCGAAAGCCTAAATCCATGCCTACACGCTGGCATGTCCCCCGATATGAAATCGACGAAAGCCGTAAACGGTTTCAGGATGGCGGCATTTGGGGAATATATTGACGATGAAACCGCATCGACAGTAAAGGCAAGAGACTTTAAAGATGCCACTGACCTTGCCGTTTTTAGCAGCACTGGAGCAGGTTTTTGGTCAGAAGGGCATGGTACATTGCGGGCGCGTGAGCAAGAAAGCCATGAGCATCTTGTTACATTGGCTTTTCCTGAGCGTATGAGTGGTACACAACATGCAGCAACTAAGAATACTTCACCATCTCTAATGGCTCAAAATCCAACTGCTGTTTGCTATGAAGTAAGAAACGAAGAAGTAGCTGTCCGCCGTCTTACCCCTGTCGAATGTGAGAGACTTCAAGGTTTTCCTGATGGACATACGTTGATCCCTACGGAAAAGCGTAAAAAAGTTAATTCAGATGAACTGGCATATCTGCGCAATCACTATCCAGATTTAAGCGAAGAAGAGGCCGCGATGCTTGCAGCTGACGGACCGCGTTACAAAGCGATCGGCAATAGTATGGCGATACCAGTAATGCGCTGGATTGGCGAGCGGATTACCAAGGCTGCATGTCGGCAGAATGAAGGGCGTGAAACAAAAGAGCGAAAAGTTAAACCAGCGGCAGAATTCGAACGGTCCATATTCAAATGGGCTGGTGGAAAATTTGGTGTTCTGGAACAAATCTTTCGCTATTTGCCAGAAGGGAAGCGCCTGATCGAACCTTTTGTCGGTGGCGGAGCTGTCTTCACGAATGCCGGATACCAGGAAAATCTGCTAAATGATGTGAATGCTGACCTGATTAACTTTTACAAGACTCTGCAACGCGAGGCGCATTCACTTATCACACTGGCGCGTCGGTTTTTCCAGGACTACAACACACAGGAAGGATACCTGGCAGTACGGAATGCGTTTAACAAACAAGTCTATGATGATTTACATCGCGCAGCGGCGTTTTTGTTCCTGAACCGACATTGTTTTAACGGATTGACGCGTTACAACCAGGCCGGTGAGTTCAATGTCGGTTATGGGAAGTATAAAACTCCGTATTTCCCATTACAGGAGATGGAAGCCTTCCTCGGTGCGGAAGGGTGTTCTGAGTTTGTATGTGGTGATTTTGCTGCGGTGATTGAAGCTGCCGGAGAAGGAGATGTCATCTTCTGTGATCCGCCGTATGAACCGCTTCCAAATACAGAGGGATTCACGAACTATTCCGGTCATGACTTTAAGTTTGAAGAGCAAAAACGCCTAGTGTCTCTGTTGACGGATGCTCATCGCCGAGGTGCAAAGGTTCTCATTACTAACAGTGGCGCGCCAAACATCAGAGAGCTTTATCATGACAATGGCTTCAGAGTGGAGCCTCTTTTTGCCAGACGTTCTGTGTCTTGTAAGGGGGACACTCGAGGTGTTGCTCATGACGTTTTAGGTATATTGCTCTAATAAATTTATTAGTGTAATATCGCCTCAATGAATCGTGATTTATAGAGCGATTTAGCTGTTAGCCGCGACAGGCGCGGCGGTAAGCATGGCTGGGCCTAGTCCTCCCAGACAAACCACCGAGTTGCCAGGTTGACCATGCGCCTAAGTGGCAACGCCGAAGTGCGTTACGAGCTTCCAGTTTGCCCATCTTCGGGTGGGCGTTTTTTTCAGGGTTTTCGTCATGGTTAGCGACTTTGCGGCGGTTTAGAAACTGACCATTAAAGTAAATGCAAACGATGATCTGATGATGGTAGCGGCCTAAGAAGCCAGACGCCACGGGGTATGAGTCGTCCCCCGTCAAAAAATCGACCGCAGAGTGTCCCCGTCTGTGTATTAGGGAACGGGGAGGCACAACAGGTAAGGGCGCTGGTGTGATTAACCAGATGAACGAGAAGGGGCCATCTGTTGGTCAGCGTCCTTTCCTGTTGCGTCTTCTTTTCAGCGTAACAGCGGTGCTTAACAGCACTTTGGGTACAGTTCCACGAATTTACGGGTATATCCCGTCATGCTGAAGGCGCTAATCACGCTGGAAGCCAGGGTTGTGCATCCCCTGTTACCGAATTGCAGCCAGGGCGCGGTGCGCCGAAAAGCATACGGAGGTGGAAGCCCTCGCCGGAGACGTACCCGGCAAGTGATGGTGTAGCTCAGCGGTTAGAGCGGTTGACTGTTAATCAACGGGTCGATGGTTCAAATCCATCCGCCATCGCCAATGCCGGTTTAGCTCAGTTGGTAGAGCGCCTGCCTTGTAAGCAGGATGTCAGCGGTTCGAGTCCGTTAATCGGCACCAACACAACAGGTAAGGGTATTTTGCGACGTCGGAGATCGCCGTGCTTGGCAGAGGGTTCGAATCCCTACGAAGTACCCTTACCGTTGTGATGAATGCGCAGGCTGATGCGCGAAAGACATTGCAGCTATTGCGGAAAAGAGCTGTTCGGCGGGGCAATTAAACGCCCGTGAGAGTCTGAAATAACCGCAAGCCGGAGATCAGCACCGGTCATCACAACACAACAGGTAAGGGCATTCTCCCTTATGGGGCTTGGCTTAAATGCATCGAGTGCTCTTACCGTTGTGATGAAGTGCAGCTCTTTGAAGCAACCAGAAGATAAGCATCTGGCTTCACAACATAAACCGCAGGAACGACCAATAAACGGTAGTCCGTATGGAGAACACCCCGTTGAGGAAGAGGCCTGGCCGGAACCGTAACCGGCACTACAACGTTGAGAACACTGGCGTAACGGGGTCATATCCCAATCTACGAATAAATGTTGCGTTGCAGCGTGACAACCAGTGTTCTCAACATTGTGGTGAATGCACAGGCTGATGTGCCGCAACTACAGTAGTGCGCGCTTTGCGGGGCTTGCTACAACCCTGTGTCGGAGTTCAGCACCGACCATCACAGTTTGATTCTCTGGCATGAGCATAACGCTGAAATAAGTCCAGTCTGGTGCGGCCCGATCACCCGCCGTTAGCTCCACGAAACGGAGCACGTAACAGGTAAGAGCATTCTCCTGTAACGGGTTCATATCCCAATCTACAGGTCCACCAGGAATGCTCTTTCCGTTGCGGTGAATGCGGCTAAGCGCACGCGGAACAGTTAAAACAATCCTCCTTAATGGTTAAACATTCCGGCGTTAATTGTTAACTGGTTAACGTCACCGGGAGGCACTCGGCACCGCAATCTAATAAATATGTCACTTTTATTGAGGGATAACCAATGTTCGGTAAATTGTTCGGCAAGAAAGTCGCTTCTGCAAAAGTAGAGCTGAAAAAAGTTGAGAATCGCGATCTGATGGAGGCCATCATCGGTGGCTGTTTGTTGGTGTCTGCCGCTGATGGTGAAATCGAAAAAGAAGAAACAGCGAAACTTGATCAGCTTGTCCGCTCTAATCCGCGTCTTAGTCATTTTGGTAACGAAATTACTGCAACAATTACCCGCTTTACCGAGCAACTGGAAGCTGGCTTCCGTGTTGGTCGCATGAATATCCTTCGCGAAATTGAAGATATCAAAAACGATCCAAAAGAAGCGGAAGAAGTATTCGTTAACATGCTGACAATTGCAGAAGCGGACGGTGAAATCGAGCCAGCAGAACACAAAGTACTGGAAGAAGTAGGCCGTCGTTTAGGTCTTCGTGTGGAAGATTATCTGTAATGGCAAGCAAGGCACGTATCGCAATCGCCATTGGTTTTCTCTTGCTGTCCGTGCTGGTGGATTTCACCAGCACAATCCTGTCAGTTTTATCGGACGGGGCGTTGGTGGCAGTAGCTGTAACATTGGTATGGCCGATATTAAAAACAGCTTCTAAGGATCAGTGATGGGCTTCTGGGATTTTGCTGACAAGCATCCAATTGTTCTCGTTGTCATTGCTGGCATAGTTGTAGGCGGTATTGCTGGCGTCATAGAAGCACTCAGGAAACAGTAATCCGGCCCTTTAGCTCAGTGGTTAGAGCTGGCGACTCATAATCGCACGGTCACCGGTTCAAGTCCGGTAGGGGCCACCATATTTGGTTGTAACACGGCGTCTGGCACATGCGTCGTTAGCGGTCTGGTGACGTTAAAAGGGGGGAACCTTGCCCCTAGCTCAGGCAACGAACCAGGTAGCCGGAATGTGCAAGCCACCGTTTGTTGTTTCTCGGGTAAAGGGATTCACCATCCTGGCGATTCGGTGTGACAGCCGGGAAGAGTCCGGCGCATTAATCCTGATTTTCTGGTGATGACTCATATCGTTAGGAGTGATTTGAGTATGCCGATTATATCTGACATTCAGCACGCCTGGGTGGAGTGCTAATGTCTGCATCCCCTCTTGAATCCATGCCAAATTCCCTTAGTGCAGAACAAGCTGTACTTGGTGGCTTAATGCTTGATAACTGCCGCTGGGATGAAGTTGCAGATCGTATAGTTGCTGATGATTTTTATACCAGTGCTCATCGTGAAATTTTCAGTGAGATGGAGAGGTTATTAAGTCATGGCAAACCGATTGATTTGATAACACTTGCTGAAGCACTTGAACAGAACGGTAAATTAGAACGCGCCGGTGGTTTTGCGTACCTTGCGGAGATGTCAAAGAACACGCCCAGCGCGGCAAATATTTGTGCTTATGCGGATATCGTTCGTGAACGCGCGGTTGTTCGTGAAATGATTTCCGTCGCAAATGAAATAGCCGAAGCTGGATATGCGCAGGATGGCAGGGGCAGCAATGAATTGCTGGATATGGCCGAGCGCCGCGTTTTTGAAATAGCTGAAAAACGACAAAAGAGCGGTAGTGGTCCAAAAGATATCGCCAGCATTCTCGATGCAACGGTATCTCGCATAGAAGAGTTGTTTCAGCGACCACATGATGGTGTAACGGGGCTTGATACGGGATTTACCGATCTCAATAAGAAGACGGCAGGGCTTCAGCCGTCCGATCTCATCATTGTCGCCGCCCGCCCATCTATGGGGAAGACCACGTTTGCGATGAATCTCGTCGAAAATGCCGCAGTTCGTAACGATAAGCCCGTATTGGTTTTTAGCCTTGAGATGCCGAGCCACCAGCTGATGATGCGCTCACTGGCTTCTCTTGCACGCGTTGATCAGACTCGTATTCGGACAGGGCAACTTAACGACGAGGATTGGGCGCGGGTTTCTGGCGCAATGGGTATTCTGTTGGACAAGCAGAATATTTTTATTGATGACTCAAGCGCCCTGACGCCGACAGAGCTACGTTCCCGCGCTCGTCGTGTTTATAAAGAAAATGGTGGTTTGAGCATGATTATGATCGACTACCTGCAACTTATGCGCGTCCCCGAGCTGCAAGATAACCGAACGCTGGAAATTGCCGAGATTTCTCGCTCACTGAAGGCGTTGGCGAAGGAATTACAAGTACCGGTGGTGGCATTGTCACAACTTAATCGATCGCTTGAACAGCGTGCGGACAAACGACCGGTAAATTCAGATTTACGTGAATCAGGAGCAATTGAGCAGGACGCAGACCTGATTATGTTTCTGTATCGCGACGAAGTTTATCACCCGGATAGCGAAATGAAGGGCATTGCCGAGGTAATTATCGGAAAGCAACGAAATGGCCCAATTGGCACGGTGAGATTGGCTTTTAACGGCCAATACTCACGGTTTGATAACTATGCCGGTGCTGACTGGCAAGAGGATTATTAATGCAATGGAATGAGGAAAAGCCGATGAACATCCTGATCATTGGGCGAAAATTTGCAGCCATCAGTGATGTGAAAACATATACGGAAATGTGGTCTTATAACCTGGCCTGCGCCTTTAGTGAGGCAGGGGTAACAATGCAATACCATCGTCCATATTCCCCTGGCGTCGAAAGCCCCGAGGATTATGTTGAAGCTGTGTTGACTGCTGCGACAGCATGTTCTGCGAAGGCCATTTTGGCACCAGGATTGAGGTATTTTACTACGGTACCCAGGGAAATAGGCATGCAACTGTGTCGCCGATTCTCTGGATGGGTAGCCCAGGTATATGACGGTTCTATGCTGGATTCGGCACCAGTCGATATTACTTTTACTGTCCGCGATGATACCTGGCGGTACCTGGATAATCCCGGTCGGTTAGAACGTCATAATCGCTTTAACAAACATGTTGGATGGGCAGCGAATCAGGAGCTGTTCCATCTGGAAACCAAAACGGACGATGTTCTGCGTATTTTTGTAGACCACGCTGCATTTGATGTTAGTGGTTTTGATCACTCCTTAAGTATCCTTATGAACCTTCAGCGTCTGACCGTTCCGTATGAGGCCAGAACGTTGACTGATGACGGATTGGTTACCATTGATCCGGGGAATATTTCGGTAATTCCATACAGACGGACGCCGGTGCCAGCAACCGAATTTGCAGCTGAATTGCGTAAGAGTGACGTTTTTATCGTTACGCATCCCGAAAGCCTTGGATTAACTGTTCTTGAGGCGGCAATGTGCGGGGCGTTGGTATTAACGCCTCCCGATTGCCTTCCGCCAGATCGCCTGGCTTTGGTGAACCATATGGTTATCAAGTCGCGGATTGATTGGGATGAGGTTATTGCTCGCGTTGATCGCGTGAAAAATGCTGAAAAGGTCCAGTGTCACACCTGGTCGGCAATTGCGGAAAAGATGCTTGAGACGTTTATCACGCAGAAACCGTCGCGCGGTAACGGATAAAAAATTGAACCCGTCATAACAGAAAAGCCCGAACGCCGGGCTTTTCTTAAGCCTTGTCAACAGAGACTTGAGCGGCTTTTATGGATAGATTCCCGCTGGCCTCTATCGCCATACTTCCCCCCGCCTTCAGGGCGACATCCGCGCCTGACTTTATATCGAGATTTCCTGCGGAAGAGATGAATGCCGGACCTTGAGAAATGGCATATAACTCCCCGGCCTCGTTGAACCCGATTGTTGTTCCACTTTTCAAGTGCGTAACGGCCCAGGCTCCGCCCGCCGTCCGGATCTCCATTAGTCCGTTCCGCGACGAAATAAAGTCTTTTTTGGCGCTGGTTGATGGTTGTGCTGGTGCACCTTCAACTTCAGGCGGTACATAGCCTTCACCTTGTCCTGACGCTTCAGGCGGCACATTGGGAGCGCCACCGGATGCATCCTGTGCATAACCGATTATCAATGGCCATCGCGAATCCCCATTGTAGGGAAATTCTACCCATACTTTATCGCCGGGCAGAAATGGTGAAAACGTGTTTGCATTGGACAATATAGCTTCTGCCCACGGCAATGAGGCATCTGGTAACCCATCCATCATGCCGACAACACGTATTTGTGTACGCATCAGACCTTTAGGGTCATCGACGCTTATCACTACAGCCCGATACTTCCCTGTCAAACTACCCATTCACCACTCCTAACTGTGCACGGCTGACAAAACGAAAGCGGTCTTCGAAATGAGTCACGGACATCACTATCATTTTGTCAGGGATAGATTCATCGAGTTCTCCGTCACCTGCCGTGTTATGCACGACAATTTTCAGCGTCGTACCCGGAGTTAGCGCGGCATTTCCTTCCACCAGCATATCGAGGCGGGGGAGAATGAATTTGTTGTAGTTCGCCAGCGCGGTAGGATCGGGATTGCTCGTAAATTTAATGGGGTCTTCCTGGTTACCTGAGTAAACCACACCTTTGGTCATGTCATAACTGGCCATTCTGTAATTGTGGCGGCGCTGGTATTCATAATCGGCATTCAGGATGTTGAACTGACTAATTGTAAATCCGGATGTGTTGGGATTGGCGGACTCATAAGTAAGCGATGGAGCGGCGTTTGCCATTTTTTCCATACTTTTAAAATTGATCATCCCCCTGGATGCCCAGCACATAGAACCGGTATCCCGGGCTATCTCCTGCAATACCTTGGTCGGTTTTTCTCCAACATTTAGGTGGTATGTGGATGTTTTTCTGAATGAGTCAGCATTTACCTTCAGACCAGGGGCAAGAGAGGAAACTACGGCTGATGGGGGCTTATCAACAAAATACTGTGCGCTGGTGGACGGAACTTTTAATAACCGCACCGGGTTACTAAACGCGTAAATCAGTACAGTATCGTCCTTGCGCGGCGCTTTAAGAACAAAGAACTCTTCCGAGAAGAGGATGCCGCCATGACCTTCCGGATCACCAAGTGAAACTGTCAGTATTGTACCAAATTTCACCCCCAGCTTATTGACCACGTAAGCCGTTGAATCCCTGATCATGAGCATAAGCTGGGGACCAGATAGCTCCCCAGGTTCGACATAGGTACATCCTACGATCATTTCGCGAGGGATTTCGTTCTGCCCAATTGAAACAGATTGCAGGAATAGCTGAGTGCGTTTTGAATCAGTTTCCGGGGCTGTGGTGGTCTTTGTGGCCATCTCATTCCTCCAGAATTTTCGCTTTTACCGTTATGGTGCCGGTGGTTTGCTGCATATAAGCCAGGATAGGAAGCTCCGCCACAACGGTGAGGTTCAATCCAACCGCGAACAGCCTGTTGTCGGCGGTGCCGGTGGTCAGATCCTGAAATGCGATTGATTTTTGCCCTTCTATGTAACAGGTAACCGGTATCTCATAACCGCCGACATTGGCAATGTGAGTGAAAGATGCCTGCCCGAGGCTGGCATACATTCGTAGCCAGAATGCTAATGCAGTTGTAACCATCCCAAGAGATTCCTTCTCGTCACTGGCTATCCATAGCGAATATTCCAGTGAGAAAGGGATAGTAGATACCAGGGCTTCAATCTCATCATTTTCATTGGTGACATGCCCTTCATCGTAATTATCCCGGCACAGTTCACCTTCATAAATTGAAAACGCGGGAGAACGAGACAGATTCACAAGCGGCATTGCCAGCTTATTTACCGGGCCAGCAGAGGCTGTATCTTTGCGCCCGGCGCGATCGGCTTCAAATGACGACAACCACTCCTTCACATCACTAAAAGTGCCGAGCGTTATGCGATCTCTTGGTGTGCGTTTCAGGAACTCTCGGAACGACTGGTTAATGCGATCATTAAAGCTGACAACTTGTGAGTCGAACGCTTCGTTTAAAGCCTGTGCGAGCGCCGAATCAATGCCATCAATAGTGGCAAATTCCAGCTTACCGGTTGGAGTAAGACCTTTTTTCTTAAAGATGGCCAGTAGCCATTCCTGATTATTCAGAATCACCGATGAAATTCCCTTCAAAGGCGCGTGAAGGCACGCAATAAAACAAACTGCCTACCCTGGCAGTGCCGTAATTGAATATTTTATGGATGTACCAGAAGCGGCGAATGGTTGTGCCGTCTGACAGCTGTTCCAGCCATTCGAGCATAGAACCCACTGGCACATTAACGGCGGCCAACCGAAGGATTAAAGCACTGTCGCTAATTCCCGTATTATCACTGCCGTCGTATAGCGCGTAGAAGGCGTCCATCTCATCCGGGCAGTCGAGGGCCGTTATCAGTTCTGGATCCTGATAGTCATATATGCGTTGGTTCGGTTCTATTATTTCAGGTGCCGTTTCAGGTGCATTTTTGTTTCTGTAAGGTATTGCGCGATACAGAACTGCATCGAATGAGTCAGGGTCTAGCTTGATTGCTTTGAGCCAGTCCATCCGCACAAGGTTATTAAAAACTGCATGACCTTGATAACGGTGGCGCACACCAGAATCACTAAGCAGGCCGTGATCCAGATTGGGAAGGTGATTGTCCTCCACAGGATCAACAATATTACCAACGTTAACACCATCGGTTTCGATTTCAGCATCAATATCTTCCTCTTCAATCAGTTCAGAACCTTCGCCTGGAATATCCGGATCCGATTCGGTGTCCGGGAGGTTATCACCAGTCACTTGTTGTGATGGTTCTGTGTCCTCAAACATGTCATCAAAGAAACCAGCCATCGATTATCCTTTCCGTTTACGGGCTTCGTTAATTTGTGTCTCAAGAATGCTTCGCGCCTGCGCAGTGGCAGCGGCCTTGTCCATTCCCTGACTCATGAAAAACTTTATGAGGTTGTTCGCCTGCGTTTGCAGGGCTTTTTTGAGAGCGTCGGCTTCAGCGCGAGCCTGGGCTTCTCTCACCCGCGAGGCTTTTAGTTCGGCATTCTTCCTGTTTGCCGTGGTGCGAGCTTTTTTTAACAACCGGCGAACGTTGTCCGTGGCGCTATCTTTTGCGCGTAGTTTTTTGCCTAATGCATCCTGAGATTTCAGATACAGCTCATACTCACGCGCAGCTTTAGCCTGATCCGTCGTTGTTGTCCGGTTGCGCGCGAGCGATTTAGCCAGTTCGCCTTTGAAATAGGTTGTTGTCTTCCGCTTGTCATCGCCGAAGGCTACCTGTTCAGCTGCTTTTTCCAGGGCAATAATGATGGCCTTGTGCCATGTGGGAGACTGAAAACGCGTCATAGCGTGCAAAACATGTTTGCAAGCCACACCAGTCAGATCAGGGTTGCGGATTTTGGGGAATGCATACTCTTTTGGCGGCGCGACAGCATAGTTACCAGCCGTGGCCATATAACGATACCAGTATTGATGGCGTCCACAATCACAGTCGAAAGATACCCGGCCCTTGCAGAGATCGGCAGCGATTCGGGCTTTTTTCGCACCGTCTTCAGCAATTTCCTCAACGGCTTTATCCCATTCCTCAAATCGAATTCTGACACGGTGATGCTGGTGGACCGACTCATCCGAGGCATTAACAGATATCAATGCAAGGTTGTGTTTTAGCCCGAGGAATGTCGCGGCTTTGATCCCTGTGCCATCAGAAACTTTGTTGTTAGCGCGTTTTATATCAATGCTGGTGGACTGCGCCACCAGCTGAGCATAGGTAATGCCGGGTACCGTGCTCTTGAATTTGGTTTTATGAGACTGCCTTGAGGTGTTGAAACTGCGTATATCTTCGGGCGTAAAGTAGGTGCCATCTTTCTTTTTCCCAAGGCTGAGGAATGCCTCAAGTTCGCGGTTACGCATCCCCATAATCCTTGGGGTGAGTGTACGTCGCGCGTTTCGCCGATTCTGACGCTGCTGTTTACGGATAAGATCGAAGACCTTGTTAAAGTCTTTTGCACTTAATCCATCAGTCTGATAGCGACCAAGGTTGTCGCGAGCATATTCAGTTGGCATTCATTTCCCTTACGCAATGGATAATGTCCCTATTACCTGGCCGTCGTATTGGAAATGGCGAATCATTTCGCGGATCCAGGTGGCAGGTGGGAGTTTTAATTTTTTGCCAACAGTCATACCCTGAGACTCATCCTCAAGCCCGGCGGCGAGCGTCACAACCCAGCGTAGCTCTGCTATGCCCCACATACGGTAAGCCAGCAAATCCGGGCGATATTGCTCATCGGGAAGAACGTAATAAATCGTCAGATTCTTGTCGTTCGATTCACACATAAGCATCACCTCTTTGCGTAGCTCTGCCCTGAGTATTGGATCGGCTATGTTGCGGTCGTCATACCGCGACAGAGGATATTGCCGGGTGCTTTGGGTTGTAGTGATTGATGTAGCCATAGTCAGCCTGCCAGAAATAGATGATGGTGATTCTACCGCTAGTCATTTGTTGAATATTTAACTCAATAAAAGAAAATTATTAGTGCAATTTTGATTGTGAAATGTATCATTCTGCCCTTAAGTAGGTTCTTCACGAGGAAACAAAATTGGCAGAACGTGTTGATGATGCAGAGCTGAGCATGAATCAGTTAGAAGCTCTCAAAGACATGGCCATCGATAACATCAGAAAGCAGGCACAGGTCGTGAGCCAGGTATTTACAGGGAAGTGTCGTTACTGCAATGAATCGATTGAATCAGGCATTTATTGTGACGCTGAATGTGCGCAATGGCACAGGGAAGAGCAGGCCGCAAAACAGCGTAAATATGGCATGCGACCGGCAGGATTTGACTGATTATGTTGCGCTTTACTGAGGAAGAGTTTCAGGCTTTTAGTGAGCGTCGAAATAAGGGGCGGTCCAGGCCAAAAACCAAAAAGGATCCATTCTTATCGCTTGCGCCGGTAAAAGAAGTTTCTCCACATGCGAAGGCACTTGCAGCACTGGCAAAGAACCCAGACCTGCGCGACGGAAATTGCGAGCACTTCGAGCAGGTTTTCATTTTTGATTACTTCGAACGCAAGCACCCTGACATCTATGAGCTGTTGCATGCAACGCCTAACGGAGGGAAACGTTCAAAAGCAACCGCCGGGAAAATGAAGGCTGAAGGGCAGAAAAAAGGTTATCCGGACATGAGTCTCGATAAAGCATGCGGTATTTATCACGGCATGCGAATTGAGCTTAAAGAACCAAATGGTAAAGCCCCGACGAAAGAGCAGATCGCCTGGATGCGCAGGCTTAGAGAGGAAGGTTACTACGTCGTTCTTGCGTACGGTGCAGAACAAGCGATTACCGCCATCCTGGAATACATAAGTCTTAAAAAGGGTGAGGCTATTGAGCATGTATTGAACGGCGATAAGTGGTTGCATGCTGCTTAAAATAATAAATTAATTAGTGCATGTGCGCTCTTTGTGGTAGTGCACTTTAACATCGGGAGAATAATCGTGTCATCCAAGGTTAATTATGAGTCGCTGGCATCGGTCATGCCGCGTAATGAACAGGAAACAGATGCTGTAGTGGACCCTGTAATCGCTGAAATGAATGCTCGCCTGGAGGCTGAATTTGCAGCTGAGAATGAACATACCACCCAGGGCGACTAGGACTGTTTTTTGTGTCGGTAGCGGTCCGTCACTCACTCGTGAGGACTGTGCTGCTATAGAAAAAACTGGCTGTTCAATCATCGCGGTTAACAATTCCTGGCAGATGTTCGATGACATTTATGCCTTATACGCCGGTGATTTGTCATGGTGGAAGCAATACGGATCCACCATACCGGGAGGGAGATTCCGCAAAGTGACAGCCAACCTGGCGGCGGCGAAATCATTTTCGTTGGAGTACAGGCGATATTGTGGACCGGCGGAAGGGGTAAATAGCGGCGCGCAGGCTATCAGTCTGGCTGCTGAATCAGGGGCTGAAGTAGTGGTATTAGTCGGCTATGACTGTTCTCTGCAAAACGGCCTTCATTGGCATGGCGCGCACCCTCAAGCACTACGGAATCCAACGCAGGTGTCTATTTCAAAATGGCAACAGCAGTTCCTGGATACCCGCAAAAAACACGCAGATTTACATATTTTGAATGCAAGTAGGAGCAGTGCAATTCAATGTTTCCCAAGAATAAATTTAGAGGCAGTGATCGCGTTATTATCGTCGGCAGTGGCCCAAGCGCCGCAAACTTTGTTGCGCCGCGCGGAGTGCCGATTATAGCGGTCAATGGGGCCATCGACTGGCTTAACCGCGCTTCTTATTTTTTCACCCTTGATCCATCCCCAGACAATATGCGGCGCGTTGGTCGTGGCCGCCGTCGCCGTGGTGTTTGTTATTGCATGGCACTACCCGATGTTAAAGAACGTGAAGTCAGAGATGGCGTTCTGTGCTTCCGTCGTGTGGCTGAACGCGGCATGGAGCCAAAAAATACGAATTCTCCCGAGTGGTGGGCGTGGCGCTGGTCCGCACATTTCGGCCTTTGCGAAGATGAGAATGAAATTGCCAGCGGCAATAGTGCATATGGTGCTCTGAACCTGGCTTTCCATATCGGATTCAAACATGTAGCTCTGGTGGGCGTTGACGCTACGCAAGAACTACGCGTTCACTCCGGCGGCACGCCAAAAAATCTAAGTCACCTGCCTTTGTTATTCCAGTCTGCGCGTGAACAGATTGACGTTGTTTCATGCGGGAAAATGGGAGGTATTCCGCAGATGACTCTTAAAGAATGGCTGAAGAATACATGATGGCACCCACAATTTATCACCGTATCGACGGTACCAAATACAGGAATGTCTGGGTTGTTGGTGATCTGCATGGTTGCTACACCAGACTGATGTCCGAACTCCATCGTGTGGATTTTGACCCGGCGCAGGATTTACTGATATCGGTCGGCGACCTTATCGATCGCGGTACTGAAAATGTCGAATGTCTGGAACTATTGCAGATGCCCTGGTTCAGGGCAGTGATGGGGAACCATGAGCGGCTGATGATTGATGCGTTAAGTCCAGATGGCAACGTGAATAACTGGCTAATGAATGGCGGACAATGGTTCTTCATGCTGGACACTGATCAGGAAATATTAGCCTGGGCGCTGGTGGAGCTGGTAAAGCGTCTGCCCTATATCATTGAGTTGAACACCGGGCAAGAAACTATCGTTATAGCCCATGCCGACTATCCGGATAATGAATACCAATTCGGTAAGGAGGTGCCGCTTTTCAACGTTGTCTGGGCGCGCGAGCGTATCAGTGATTCGATGGATGATATTGGTGGCGAAATTTCGGGCGCAGATCGTTTTATCTTTGGTCACACTCCGGTGAAAAGCCCGAAGACATTCTGGAATCAGCAGTATATCGACACTGGTGCCGTATTTTGCGGAAACCTGACATTGATGAAAGTGAAAGGTGATGGTGCAGCATGAAGATTGCTTTAGTTCTTCGCTCTGGTGGTGACTATAACGCTTCCGATGTGCAGTGGCTGGTTAATCAACTGCCAAAAGACTATGAAATTATTTGCCTGACAGACCTGAAGTGTTTACATGTACCTGGCGTCAAAGTTATCCCATTGATCAACCAGTGGCAAAAGTGCCGTGGCTGGTGGGCGAAAATCGAGTTGTTCCGACCGGATATAACCGATGATCTGTTCTATCTGGATTTGGACACGGTTATTGCCGGTGATATACGCCCAATCCTTGAGAATCCACCAACCAGCTTCACCATGCTTAGGGATTTTTACCATCCACAATATCGTGGTAGCGGTGCCCTGTGGATACCAAATAGTGTTAAAGCGCATATCTGGAGTTCATTCTGGCAAGATCCGGAAGGTTGGATTTCTCGTTGTGTCACTACTGAGTGCTGGGGTGACCAGGGGTTCTTACGAAAGGTTATGGGCGATGATACACCAGCATTTCAGGATCTGTATCCAGGATGGTTTGTAAGTTACAAGGCCGATGTTGTGGAACCTGGTTCAAAATATGCGAGCGCGCGTTACTCCAGGGGGAATGGGGCATTACCAAAAGACTGCCGAATAATCTTTTTCCACGGCAAACCGCGACCTCGCGAAGTGTCAGAGGATTGGCTTCCCCTTATCAGCTCATTTTTTGAGCGAGAATCAGAATAATATTGCTCTAATAATTCCATATTTTTAAAACGTGATGTACACTCATCACGTTTTTTATTAGAGCAATCTACAAGGTGCACTATGTGGCCATTCCGACGGAAATATCACTACTGGCTGATCGCCTTTGTTACGCCGACCGGCGGTATCAGGCATGTCATCACCAGGTATCGCAACAAGAGACTCACCTTAGCCAGAATTTTACAGGCTGCCATAGGTGAGGGACTGGATACAAATTGCGTAGTCCTTCCTCCTTCATACTTAGGAAAAATGACCGAAGCACAAGCTAATACGGAACTTTGAAATGATCACTTCAGCACAAAACCAATCAATCGAAAATGTATCTATCCCGGATGTCCTGAATGCCGGTATCCCGGCCATTATCCAGAACATCCGGGCCGCGCAACGCCGCGTTAGTTGTGATGACCTCACAGCACGTTTTTTTGATAATGCGGTTCAGTCAGCGGAGATGCTTCACGCACAGCTTATTGATGTTTATAACGCAGAAGCTGATAGCCATAACTCCCTGGTAGATGCAGCTGAAAATATGCAGTTGGATCTCGGTCTGAAGGGTAAAGAAATTGAAGAGCTTCAGCTGCAAATTGAACATTTGAAACGCCAGCAACAGGACGCGATCGACGATGCGACGCATGATGCCAACCAGCGTGCTGATAATGCCGAACGTATAAGCATTGAGCTGGAAACAAAACTCAATGAAATGACCGCGATGGTTGAACTGCGGAACTCACAGATTTCAACGCTAAAATCTCAATATAAAGAGATCATGAAACTTGATCCTTTTAACCTTGAGAAACGCTATAACAAAGCTAAAAGCGAGCGACAGGAACTGCGTAAACAGGTCGCCGACCTTAACCAACAGCTCAAAAAAACTATTAAAGATGCAAGCGAAGCGCGCGTGGCATTTGCTAATAAAAAAGCAGAGGTTACCGCGCTGGTTAATGAGAATGCCAAATTTGCGACGCTCAAGAAGGAAATGTATGGCATTACTGAGCGCCGTTTCCCTGCAAGCAAACTTCATCCGACGTTAGGGCAAATCTCCTTCTTCCCGCGCCTCCTGGCTTATGGGATCTCATCGCCTAAAGAGTTCAATAACGAGCGTCCTTATATCGTTTCTAAGCTGGACTTTGCTTATCAGTTCTGCTGCGACATGGGCTATGCCATTGATATCCGAATCAACGAATGGTTGATGCCAAACTTCCAGCCGTTGGCAATTTTCCGCGAGTTCCAGCCGGAAGGTTGGGTAGAGTTCTTCCATGAATTGATCTGTAAAGAGATGGAAAGCCGCCGCCCGGAATTGGTCCGTCGAGTTGAGTGGGCGCAAGAGGTTATGTTGGCAGATGCAGAGCTGCCGTTCGAACCGGAATTCATTGATGATCTGGCAACTAAAGGGTTGCATACCCTGTTTGATGTGGTTACCCGCCGTCATGAGCAGTTGGTTGTCGAATTGGGTTTAGAGGAAACAGCGGCAAGAAGACTTCTCGATGTTTGTTATGCACGTAGCGATGCATGGGAAAAAGAGAACGGCGGCACTATTTACGTTCGCTGATAGTTACAGTGTCACTTTTAATGCTGGTGGAGTGCGCCCACCAGCATTTTTTTCGTCCAATGAGGAGGGCATTTGAGTATTTTCAATAAACACGCACACCCGGAACGTCCGTACATCGTCATAGTAGATATTGATGGGACGATATCAGAGGCAACGGAAGACAGGCTGCATTTACTTCCACCACCTGGCAAAGGTGCATTAACAGAGCACTGGAACGAGTTTAACCTTGCCTGTGACACCGATACTCCCATCACTCCAGTTATTGATATGGTGCGCCAGTTATTTAACGTTTACACGGTCTGGTTTGTAACCGGGCGCTGTGAGATCGCAAGGGATAAAACACGAGCCTGGCTGCGGAAGTACGTAACAAACGGGGCTGAGCCTTTGCTATCTATGCGTCCTGCCACCGATGACAGAAATGACGGCCCAGCAAAGATTGATCTCCTTAAGAAAATTGGTCTAAGTAAAATCGCGTTCGCGCTGGAAGATAAGATTGAAGTGGCGCGTGTTTTCAGGAGGCACGGCGTGCTTACGTTAATGGTCAGGGAGTATGAATATGCGCTTCTTCATCAACAATAATTGCTCTAATAAATCTTGATTTTTAAAACAGAGAAAGTGAAAATAAAAACATGCCGCAAGGCGCGGCATGTTTCCAATCAATCACAGGAGCTGAAAATATGAACACGGCATTCAAAATCATTATGGCCGCGATCTATTTCTGGCTGTTCTCTATCACTTTTGGCGGCATCGTCGCGCATGGGTAAGGGGGATGCATGAAAGGCGAAGTGAAAGAGCGCGGCATGATTTTCAACGATGAGATGGTCCGGGCCATCCTCGAAGGAAGGAAAACGCAGACGCGGCGGATAATGAAAAATCAGCCTGCGGAAGTTGGTCCAGAAGCACCAGTGATGGTTAGAAAAATTGGTGCAGGTTTTCAGTGGTACGGGGCTGATGGTGTAAGCAGTGTTTTCAATTGCCCATTTGGTATCGTCGGCGATCGAATTTGGGTTCGTGAAACATGGGCGATATTAGGCAATGAGGATGGTTGCAGTGTGGACTGGAACGACAACCTTTGTCGTGGCGATGAGAAGAACGCAGCAAGGATTTATCGGGCCAGTTGCGAGCAAAAACCTGGTGATTACGGCTTATGGTCGATACCCGATGATGCCGACTGGAAACCTCACACTGTGAATGAAAAGTTTGATGGTGGGTGGCGTCCATCAATTCACATGCCGCGATGGGCATCACGCATTCTGTTGGAAATTACCAACGTGCGCGTTGAACGGTTGAACGATATCAGCGAATGCGATGCAAGGGATGAGGGCGTTCCGCCTGCTGGAAGTTTGCTTCCTGATCACCCGGGAACATTCCTTACTCCCAAGGGGGATTTCGCAATGGCCAAGGTTGCGTTCCAGCGCCTGTGGGAATCCATCTACGGCGAAGAAAGCTGGAGTGCTAATCCCTGGGTTACGAGGCTGGCAACTATCCGGACATTCCGGATAGTTCGGTGCCAGCGAAAGGAAAGGGCGTCCCCGGTGAACGTATCCGAATTAAGCCGCATGTTTATCGCGAACTGGTTAACCGCCTCCACGATACAGCGGTCAAGTGTGCTGGCACCCAGCAATTACGAGAAAGAATTAGCCGTGTTTTGGGCGACGTTATTACGCCAGATCATCATAAACAAGCCGAGAAAAGTGACCTAGAAAGGTGTCACCTTGAGGCGGCATTAAACATTAAGCCGGGGCATACGCTTGGCATTATCGATGCTCTGTTGGTTCATAAGATGGCCATGGCTTTATTGCCGTTGGTGGATGCTGGCGATACAAGCGAGGGTGAAGTATGAGAGTTGCAGATCACATCAAACACCTTGAAAGAATTATCGAAAACGGTGAACTCTTAAGAGATCAGATGAGACGCACGGCAGAAGTCAGAGAGGCGATAATCCGCAGTCAGGCTGGTAAATTAAAGCAATTGTCAGAGATTAACGCGCTATACAAGAACAGACGTAACCGGGCGGCGCTGCGGCTTCAGAAAGCACGTAATGAAATTAAATTGGTGGAGGCAAAACTGAAAAAACAGATTCAGCGTTACGATCAGCAAGATGCTTTTTATGCCGCCATCAAGGCGGCTGCTAATGAAATAGGCATCTGGAAGTTGCTGGTGGAGAAAGCAAAGACGAAGTTAAATGCCAACGAAAGCTGAACTACAGGTACCCACCAGCACATACAGAAAATGATTGTTTCCACATCAAGGAGATTTTAATGTTTCACTGAAACATTAAGTAAGCCAGTGCATAATTCCATTTTTTACTGACCTTAAAAGCAAAATCAAAACGATGATGAGGATAATAGCCAGAATCTGGCTAATAACAGGCGCATCTAAAAATGCACTCAGGAACTGAAAAAAAGCAGTCATTAAGGTGGTTCCTTGTCAAATGTAAAGGAGCACTTGCTCACGTTGACGTAGAAACCCAACCCTTATATAGTTGGATTCGGTGAAAGAAAGTCGTTAACGTGAGCTTACGGCACATGTTTTCGGAACAACATCAGGGAACGGCTAATTCCTTGATGCGGGTGGGGTCTGTAATGCAGACCCTATCTATTAACGTCATGATTGCATCTCAAATTTTCTCCTTATCTTCATTAATCAAAATTCATTTCATTTGTGAAGCATCACAATATTTAGAAAATGGCCCTCTTGCAAGTGCATAACTTTGTGGATAAATCAGGAAGAAAAAAGTTGATTCTGCGCACGGCAAGGCAGATAAGCTGTGCACAAAAATCAATGGGAGAAGAAAAAAAATTAAAAGTTACTTTGCTGGTTAAATAATAGTCGTTACTCAATTATTCTGGATGGGATTTGATATGTACGATTGGAATATTGCAGCTAAAAGTCAGGAAGAACGGGATAAGGTTAACGTTGATCTGGCTGCCAGCGGTGTGGCGTACAAAGAGCGATTGAACATACCTGTCATAGCTGAACAGGTAGCCCGCGAGCAACCAGAGAATCTGCGCACCTATTTCATGGAACGGCTACGGCACTACCGGCAGTTAAGCCTCCAGTTGCCAAAAGGGAGCGATCCGGCATATCAGAAAGATGATGCCGTAAAGAAATAGCGGTAGTTAACCGTTTTGAACTTCTCGTATCCTGGCAATGACAGCTTCATGCTGGGCTTGGATAGCGGCTTTTTCGTTTTCAAGTCGGGCAATAGACATCTCTAATTCTTTGCTGTACCAGGCGAGTTGGGCCAGGTTCATCCGGTTGTGGTCGAGAGTTGGAGACACTTCGACGCGATCCCTTTCTTCCTGCTTTAATGAGAAGAGATTCATCTCATCCCTTGAGGAAAATTCAGCAACAATTTCTTGTTGATGATCCGGTCGCTGCGGCATCCTTGCCAGTATAAATGGCGGTTCTATTGAAAACATGAATGACGGTTTAGACCGTGTTTTGACCCATCTAGCTTGCTGTTTTTCGGCAAGTTCACAGGCTTCATCATAGTTATCTACAAAACCAAGCACGGATGGACGGTCCCACGCGCCACCGTTCAGACAATAAACAACAATTTTCCCGTCAGGTTCTGTAACTCCATAGGGGTGGTCCCACCAGGCGTCCAGATGGGCTTTGGAGCGTTTCTCGTTAGGAGTGCAGTCAAAATTTTTGGGCAATGCAGGATCGAGAGGAATGCGGGCAGGCATGGCTAATTCCTTATTAATTGATTAGTTACGAGGTTACGCTGATCCAGCGGTGATGAATAGTAGCAAAGCGCACAAAGTCATCAGAGGGGTTAAGCTCCATAACGCGTTTGCACCAAAGGTGTCTCTTTAATGTATACTGTATAAATGAACAGTATTATTGAGGTGAAAACGCTATGGGCTTCCCTTCTCCTGCGGCGGATTATGTTGAAAGCCGAATTTCTCTTGATCAGCAACTAATCAGGCATCCATCAGCAACCTACTTCATGCGGGCAGCTGATAGCCATCACCGTGAGGGAATATTGCAGGGTGCTTTGCTGGTGGTTGATTCCTCGCTTACTCCGGTTGATGGTTCTCTGCTTGTGTGCGCTATGGAGGGTGAATATCGCATAAAGAGATACAGGAAGTATCCGCGCCAGCACCTGGAGGATTTAAGCACCGGGAAGAAAGAGGCGTTACCAGTAGATGACGATGGATACACGGGCAGTAATGCTGTTTTTGGTGTGATCACTCATGTCATCAATGATGCCCGAAGTGGGGAATTTGATGATTGTCCGGTTATTTAAGCTGCAAAGTGCTGGTGCTTTATGCCTGTGAAGTTTATAATTGTGTACACATAACGAGTACACGAGGTGTTTATGCAATCCATTAACTTCCGTACCGCGCGTGGCAACCTTTCTGAAGTGCTCAACAATGTTGAAGCCGGGGAAGAGGTTGAAATCACCCGCAGAGGCCGTGAGCCAGCAGTAATTGTCAGCAAGGCTACTTTCGAAGCCTACAAAAAAGCGGCGCTGGATGCTGAATTTGCATCCCTGTTTGACACCCTGGACTCCACCAACAAGGAACTGGTTAACCGATAATGAGGCATATATCACCGGAAGAACTTATTGCGCTTCATGATGCGAATATAAGCCGCTACGGCGGCCTGCCGGGAATGTCTGATCCGGGTAGGGCAGAGGCCATTATCGGGAGAGTTCAGGCCAGAGTTGCCTACGAAGAGATCACCGACCTTTTCGAAGTCTCCGCCACCTACCTGGTGGCTACAGCGAGAGGGCATATATTCAATGATGCCAATAAGCGTACCGCGCTAAACAGTGCGCTGCTATTTCTACGCCGTAACGGGGTGCAGGTATTTGATTCACCTGAACTGGCAGACCTTACTGTAGGCGCTGCGACTGGCGAGATATCTGTATCTTCTGTCGCCGACACGTTACGTAGATTGTATGGTTCTGCGGAGTAGATTAATGGCACGCAAATACAACAAATTGTCCCGTGAAGCGTTAAAGATGCTTCTTGATGGCGTGAGTCGCCGCAAGGTAAAGCAATACCTGGTTGGTAAGCAAATTGGAGTCAGGACCGCTATTGCTGTGTTATGCCGTCAGGAAATGGTTGTGCTTAAACAGAGAATGCCGGGCAGCAGATAAAGCCCAATCAGTGATTAAAGGTGTGATGTGAAAGCCGTAATTACTCCCTTTGTACAGAAAGAGCTTGGCCTCGCCACGTTCAAAGTGGATCAGGAGGTCAGAAAGCTGGTGGAGGCTGGCCGTAAATTTATTATGGAGCCGGTGCCGCGTGAGTTAATCGAGCACATGGAAGACGGCCTCGTTGTTACCGAGCAAACCATGGCAACAAATGAGGCGTTGCAGCCGTTTTTTAACAGCGATGAACTGTTTCGCCGTATTGGTGGAATTGACGCGCTGGTGGCGTGGTTGCGTAGGAAAGAGGGTCAATGCCAGGCCGCAGATCGTAGTTGGTGTGACAACCATATTGTCCACGCTGAACGAGACAATAGCGCGGTGTTGTTGTGCTGGCATCACGATAACCATTACCGGATGCGTGGTTTTAATGAGCTGAAAGAAACGCTGCACAATAATCGCGTTAACTGGATACTGGATGTCGCCCGTCAGGAAATGGGCCTTTCAAATAGCCATGATTTAAGTATTCAGGAGCTGTGCTGGTGGGCTTTCATGCGCAACATGATGCACCTGATGCCGGAAGAAGTCTGCCGCATATCAATAAATAAGATGAAGGCTACTCCGCAGGATAGCGGACCTCTGAAAGAGGCGGATATTCGCCCGTATGACGATCGCGCTACAGCATATGTTCAGATGATGGAAGAACGCGCCGCGCCGATGCGTGCAAAAGTATGCCCTGTGGATGTTGACTCCGACCCTGGCATGGCGCATTTCAAAATACCAAAACTGCAATCGCTAAAATTACCTGAGTACATGGACTTTGTTGCTTCCCGTCCATGCTGTGGGTGTGGAGCTGCGGGAGCTGGCGCTCACATTACGCCTTATATCGTTCGTCATAGTCGATTATGCGCGCATGACATTTACGCAATTCCTCTGTGCCAGTCATGCCAGCGTGATATTGAGCGTGACCGCGATAATTGGGAGAAGACGCACGGTAGGTTGGCGATGCATCAACGATTGTTCTTTGATTACGCGCTTGGAGTGGGCGTTATCACAAGTCATTCGTCGAGTGTTAGATAAAATTGCTCTAATGTATTGCCATTTCTTTAATCGAGGGTATTATATTCCACGTTGATTAGTTGACATGGGCTAATCAGTAGGTGACAGGATGTTACTTAACTGGCAGGGACGCCACTTCATGGAAATAAATCACTCACGAATAACATCGTACGAGATTGCGGATTACATGATCCGCACTAAATCTCTTCTATCAGCGAAAGAACTCGCAGCAATTCTTGAAAAGGAATACCCGCATCTGGATGTCGATAAGCGCGATGTTTATCTGCGCTTAAAGGCTATCGCTGTGTCTAAGTATTCGTCTGTTTTGATAGATGACAGTACACGCCCACGTAGATTTCAGATCCACTCTCTGAATCCTGAATTCTTTCGCCGTAGCCGCGCTCCGCGCCGGTTTGATGAAAAACTCCAGAACGAACTCTATATGACGCAGGACGAAAAGGAACGCCGGGAGCACCAGCCTTGGGTAATGGCGCGTCAACTTTTCAATAAGGTGGCCCGTCAGCACCGTCATTACGGTAATGCCACATCCGCACGTATCTGATTGATTGCTTGCCCGTTCCGGGCCTTTTGACATGTGACTTTCGTTACCCTCGCGTCAAAAAGAGTTTTTACGAAAGGAAGCATAAGTGACCTGGGACGATCACAAGAAGAATTTTGCTCGCCTGGCGCGAGATGGTGGTTACACCATCGCACAGTATGCCGCCGAGTTTAATCTTAACCCTAATACCGCACGTCGTTATCTCCGTGCCTTCAAAGAAGACACCAGGACTACGGACAGCCGCAAGCCAAATAAGCCAGTCAGGAAGCCACTAAAAAGCATGATCATTGATCACTCTAATGATCAACATGCAGGTGATCACATTTCGGCTGAAATAGCGGAAAAACAAAGAGTTAATGCCGTTGTCAGTGCCGCAGTCGAGAATGCGAAGCGCCAAAATAAGCGCATAAATGATCGTTCAGATGATCATGACGTGATCACCCGCGCCCACCGGACCTTACGTGATCGCCTGGAACGCGACACCCTGGATGATGATGGTGAACGCTTTGAATTCGAAGCTGGCGATTACCTGATAGATAACGTTGAAGCGCGGAAGGCCGCGCGCGCTATGTTGCGTCGGTCCGGGGCCGATGTTCTGGAAACCACTCTTCTGGAAAAGTCTCTTTCTCATCTCCTTATGCTGGAGAACGCCAGGGATACGTGTATTCGCCTAGTGCAGGAAATGCGCGATCAGCAAAAAGACGATGATGAAGGTACTCCGCCTGAATACCGTATCGCGAGCATGCTAAACAGCTGTTCCGCGCAGATAAGCAGCCTGATCAACACCATTTACAGCATCCGGAATAACTATCGAAAAGAAAGCCGGGAGGCGGAAAAGCACGCTTTATCTATGGGGCAAGCTGGCATTGTTAAGCTGGCATACGAACGAAAGCGTGAAAATAACTGGTCAGTGCTGGAAGCGGCTGAATTCATCGAGGCGCATGGAGGAAAAGTGCCGCCCCTGATGCTGGAGCAAATCAAAGCCGATCTGCGTGCTCCTAAGACCAATACCGATGATGAGGAAAACCAAACAGCATCTGGCGCTCCATCACTTGAAGATCTGGATAAAATCGCGCGAGAACGGGCCGCCAGCCGCCGCGCTGATGCGGCATTGTGGATTGAGCATCGTAGAGAAGAAATTGCCGATATCGTCGATACAGGTGGTTATGGTGATGTCGATGCGGAAGGCATATCAAACGAAGCATGGCTTGAACAGGATCTGGACGAAGACGAGGAGGAAGACGAAGAAGTTACCCGCAAACTGTACGGGGATGATGATTAATGGCCAGAAGTTGCGTAACGGACCCACGTTGGCGCGAGCTGGTGGCGCTATATCGTTATGACTGGATTGCGGCCGCTGATGTGTTGTTTGGGAAGACACCAACCTGGCAGCAGGATGAGATCATTGAGTCCACGCAGCAGGACGGCAGTTGGACAAGTGTGACCTCCGGCCATGGTACTGGTAAATCGGATATGACGAGTATCATTGCAATACTCTTCATCATGTTTTTCCCCGGCGCTCGCGTCATTCTGGTCGCTAACAAAAGACAGCAAGTCCTTGATGGTATTTTCAAATACATAAAGAGCAATTGGGCTACTGCTGTTAGCAGATTCCCGTGGTTGTCGAAGTATTTCATTCTTACAGAAACGTCTTTTTTTGAGGTGACTGGCAAGGGTGTTTGGACAATATTGATAAAGTCCTGTCGCCCCGGAAATGAGGAGGCGTTGGCTGGTGAACACGCCGATCATCTCTTGTATATCATCGACGAAGCGTCGGGTGTGAGTGATAAAGCATTCAGTGTGATAACAGGTGCGCTGACCGGTAAGGATAACCGTATTCTGCTTCTTTCCCAGCCTACGCGACCTTCAGGCTATTTCTACGATTCACACCACAGACTAGCTATTCGCCCGGGAAATCCTGATGGATTGTTTACTGCGATAATACTGAATAGTGAAGAATCTCCGCTTGTAGATGCAAAATTTATACGAGCAAAACTTGCGGAGTATGGCGGTCGTGATAACCCCATGTACATGATCAAAGTACGTGGTGAATTTCCCAAATCTCAAGATGGCTTTCTTCTTGGTCGTGATGAGGTTGAGCGGGCGACGCGGCGAAAGGTCAAGATTGCCAAAGGATGGGGCTGGGTTGCATGTGTTGACGTTGCTGGTGGCACAGGACGAGATAAGTCCGTTATTAATATCATGATGGTGTCCGGCCAGCGAAATAAACGCCGTGTAATCAACTATCGTATGCTGGAATACACAGACGTTACAGAAACGCAGTTAGCCGCCAAGATTTTCGCAGAATGTAACCCAGAACGGTTCCCGAACATAACCATAGCTATTGATGGCGATGGCTTGGGGAAATCGACGGCTGATCTAATGTACGAACGCTATGGCATTACCGTCCAGCGTATCCGCTGGGGTAAAAAGATGCACAGCCGTGAAGATAAAAGCCTTTATTTCGATATGCGCGCTTTCGCGAATATTCAGGCGGCAGAAGCTGTAAAATCAGGGCGTATGAGGCTTGATAAGGGGGCTGCGACTATAGAGGAAGCATCAAAGATACCGGTAGGGATAAATTCCGCAGGTCAATGGAAGGTGATGTCAAAGGAAGATATGAAGAAAAAACTCAACCTGCACTCACCGGACCATTGGGATACATATTGTTTCGCTATGTTGGCGAACTATGTTCCCCAAGATGAAGTGCTTAGCGTCGAAGACGAAGCGCAGGTTGATGAAGCTCTGGCATGGCTTAATGAATAACTCATTAACCATGCCGGATGGAAACTATTGCGCGCTTTCGGGGTTGTCGTTTACTGGCTGCCCCTTCTTAGTTTTGCGGCTGCGCGTAACTGATGCGGCTGATTTGACCTTTTTCTCTTCGCGAGTGATGGCAATTTGTTTTTTTACATTTTCAATATCTGCCAGGCGATATATTTTTGCCTGCGGCCAGCGGTCGCAGATGATCGGTTCTATAGAGTCATAAAGGCTAAATTTTGCTTTCTCAAATTCACCGTTGATGATGATTCCATCTCGGAGAGTTTCATCGCAGATAAACACGCCACATAGCGGCACATGGTAACTAACTGATTTGCCATCATTGTAGTTAGGGCTACTGGAAATGTAATGGACGCGCAGCATTGTTTCGCTAAAGCCGTGTACGCGCATACGGAATTTTTCATCCTCCGGGTACTGCTTCATTAGCTCTTTTGTTGCTTCCAGGTTCTCTATGTATTTCGCACTGTGCTCATTGATCCCCGCGCTTTTTTGGATGCGAATGTCCTTATCAATCAGATGAATAATGCGGCCAGCGGTCATATTGACGCTGTTCACTGCTTCTGTCTGATAAGTCGTAACCTTACGCACACCGCGAAGGATGTTAGGTACAGGATATAAAATAGTCTTTGGGATATTGAGATCTGGGTACTGCTCCAGTTCCCGCGCCATTAATGTCCATTTATCAATTTCAGCCTGAATGCTGTCCGTTTCTTTGAACGGCAGAACGACAACCGGGCGAACAGGGCGACCGTCGCTGGCGGCATCAACGTGTTGGGCGCGTGCAACAGCTTTTTTTAGAAAGAGATCCCTGAAGCTGACGAACTCCTGGTACAGTTGTTCGCCGTAGACATAATTTATCATTGATCCTCCTCCAGAATTGACATGGCCAACAACTCACAGCGGATTACACTGGGAGTTGTTGGCCACCATTATAGAAGGATCCAACGAAAATAATAGATTTATTAGTGCATTTATTGTGAGTCTGGCTGGTTAGTGGCCATGAGATATTCGATTGTGTCAGTGAGATCATCCAGGTCGTCTTGGGTGATGCGGTACTCCTGATTGGATATCTTTGAGTAGTGTTCAGCAATGGCGCGGGCAGCGTCGGTTTCGGCGGGGTCTACAGATAAAGCGTTAGAGCAATGTCTAACGTCGTCGATGGTTGGTGGAATGAAAGCCATAATTATGCCTCACTGTATTGACAACACAGAGCCTGAAGCTCTGACCTACTGTTTCACCCATGATCCATGCTGGGGTAATCTAACAACATTGCGCTGTGTGTAAGATGAGCAATGCATAGCTGTAATGCCGTTGTATAAGGTTTCCCTGTTTGCTCATTTCCTTCTGAGCCGCTCTACAACGCTGAAGACACATTAAATAGTGAATCCAAAGTCGTATTACGAAACGGCGGCAAAACTATAATTTATTAGAGCAATTGTCAAACAACTATGAAAAACAATCCAGTTTTTGGCTGGTGGAGTTGGATTTTTCTCTCAAAATTTATTGCTCTAATAATTCTTGATTTTTATGCGCAGCTGGACGTAAACTCCTCTTCAGACCTAATAACTTCGTATAGCATACATTATACGAAGTTATATTAAGGGTTATTGAATATGATCAATTTACCTGTAAATCCATACAGTTCAATACCTTAGCAGGTCAAATAGTGATCACTTGATCATTTGATCAAGGTTGCGCTACGTAAAATCTGTGAAAAATTGGCGGTGTTAGTCCTACAGATTTCGCGTAGCGCACTTAGCACCACCAATCAATCAGAGGTGAAAAATGGGATATTCAACTGCTAAAGTGTCCACTCATCTTGAGCTTGAGAAAAACCGTGGTTACTGGCGGGCAAAAGGGTTTGATCGTGATAGTTGCCAACTGTCATTATCGCGCGGTGAAGAGAAAATAGAACGCACGCGCGGTCGCTGGCGTTTCTATGACGAGAACCATAAACAGGTAAAGGCAGAGCCGATCCTGTACACTTTACTTAAAACCATTATCTGAGTGTTAAATGTCCAATTTACTGACCGTACACCAAAATTTGCCTGCATTACCGGTCGATGCAACGAGTGATGAGGTTCGCAAGAACCTGATGGACATGTTCAGGGATCGCCAGGCGTTTTCTGAGCATACCTGGAAAATGCTTCTGTCCGTTTGCCGGTCGTGGGCGGCATGGTGCAAGTTGAATAACCGGAAATGGTTTCCCGCAGAACCTGAAGATGTTCGCGATTATCTTCTATATCTTCAGGCGCGCGGTCTGGCAGTAAAAACTATCCAGCAACATTTGGGCCAGCTAAACATGCTTCATCGTCGGTCCGGGCTGCCACGACCAAGTGACAGTAATGCTGTTTCACTGGTCATGCGGCGGATTCGAAAAGAAAACGTTGATGCCGGTGAACGTGCAAAACAGGCATTGGCGTTCGAACGCACTGATTTCGACCAGGTTCGTTCACTCATGGAAAATAGCGATCGCTGCCAGGATATACGGAATCTGGCATTTCTGGGGATTGCTTATAACACCCTGTTACGTATAGCCGAAATTGCCAGGATCAGGGTTAAAGATATCTCACGTACTGACGGTGGGAGAATGTTAATCCATATTGGCAGAACGAAAACGCTGGTTAGCACCGCAGGTGTAGAGAAGGCACTTAGCCTGGGGGTAACTAAACTGGTCGAGCGATGGATTTCTGTCTCTGGTGTGGCTGATGATCCGAATAACTACCTGTTTTGCCGTGTCAGAAAAAATGGTGTTGCCGCGCCATCTGCCACCAGCCAGCTATCAACTCGCGCTCTGGAAGGGATTTTTGAAGCAACTCATCGATTGATTTACGGCGCTAAGGATGACTCTGGGCAGAGATACCTGGCCTGGTCTGGACACAGTGCCCGTGTCGGAGCCGCGCGAGATATGGCCCGCGCCGGAGTTTCAATACCGGAGATCATGCAAGCTGGTGGCTGGACCAACGTAAATATTGTCATGAACTACATTCGTAACCTGGATAGTGAAACGGGGGCAATGGTGCGCCTGCTGGAAGATGGCGATTAGCCGTTCATTTGCGCTTGATTGCTCTAATTATTTGATATTTATGGTGACGCATGCGGAAGGATTTCAAAATAGACGGAAAATATGTGGTGCTGTCTGTAAGCTCTCAAATTCAGTCACCATCTGTCATTGTCACCGTAAAGTTGAGCGATAGGATGCCTGATATCGACTCGATATCTGTTGCGTTCCCCGTTAAAAGCATGCGGAGTGCTGAACATTTTGTGATGAATGCAACGGAGGAGGAAGCGCGGCGCGGGCTTACTAGAGTGATGGTGGAATTTGGCGAACTCCTGGGTAAGGTAAACAATGCCCTTTCAATCAGTTCAGCAAGATCCAAAGCGTTAACAGCTTCCATGATGAAATAAAAAAAGCCTGGCAAGGAGCCAGGCTGCACAAAAGAGCGGGTTTGTATTCCGCATCCAATCAATCAAGAAGGAGTATAGCACACAGATACTGAAGTGAAAAAATGTGATTCGCGATAAACAAAATATATATCATTGCTCTAATTAATTGCTATAATTGAACCGCAGTTTTTGTCAACTACGAAGACGTTGCCATTACTTCACTCCTTGACATCATTGGCGGCCATTAGGCCGCCTTTTTTTTGCCATATGAAAACAATCGAACAAAAACTTGAACAGCGCCGCGAGTGGCAGAAGGCAGCCAGAGAACGAGCGATCGCTCGGCAACGGGAAAAGTTGGCTGACCCAGCCTGGCGAGAATCGCAATATCAGAAAATGCGGGATTCTATCGACCGCCGTATCGCTAAACAGAAAGAGCGCCCACCAGCCAGCAAAACGCGGAAAAGTGCGGTAAAGATAAAATCTCGTGGCTTGAAGGGGCGAACATCGACAGCGGAGGAACGGAGCATCGCCAATGCTCTTGGCGCTCTCCCCTGCATTGCCTGCTACATGCATGGAGTAATATCTGAAGAGGTATCTCTGCACCATATCTCCGGTCGTACCGCGCCGGGTTGTCACAAAAAGCAATTGCCCCTTTGTAGATGGCACCACCAGCATGCAGCACCGGCTGAAGTAAGAGGGGTCTGACGCTCAGTGGAACGAAAACTCACGTTAAGGGATTTTGGTCATGAGATTATCAAAAAGGATCTTCACCTAGATCCTTTTAAATTAAAAATGAAGTTTTAAATCAATCTAAAGTATATATGAGTAAACTTGGTCTGACAGTTACCAATGCTTAATCAGTGAGGCACCTATCTCAGCGATCTGTCTATTTCGTTCATCCATAGTTGCCTGACTCCCCGTCGTGTAGATAACTACGATACGGGAGGGCTTACCATCTGGCCCCAGTGCTGCAATGATACCGCGAGACCCACGCTCACCGGCTCCAGATTTATCAGCAATAAACCAGCCAGCCGGAAGGGCCGAGCGCAGAAGTGGTCCTGCAACTTTATCCGCCTCCATCCAGTCTATTAATTGTTGCCGGGAAGCTAGAGTAAGTAGTTCGCCAGTTAATAGTTTGCGCAACGTTGTTGCCATTGCTGCAGGCATCGTGGTGTCACGCTCGTCGTTTGGTATGGCTTCATTCAGCTCCGGTTCCCAACGATCAAGGCGAGTTACATGATCCCCCATGTTGTGCAAAAAAGCGGTTAGCTCCTTCGGTCCTCCGATCGTTGTCAGAAGTAAGTTGGCAGCAGTGTTATCACTCATGGTTATGGCAGCACTGCATAATTCTCTTACTGTCATGCCATCCGTAAGATGCTTTTCTGTGACTGGTGAGTACTCAACCAAGTCATTCTGAGAATAGTGTATGCGGCGACCGAGTTGCTCTTGCCCGGCGTCAACACGGGATAATACCGCACCACATAGCAGAACTTTAAAAGTGCTCATCATTGGAAAACGTTCTTCGGGGCGAAAACTCTCAAGGATCTTACCGCTGTTGAGATCCAGTTCGATGTAACCCACTCGTGCACCCAACTGATCTTCAGCATCTTTTACTTTCACCAGCGTTTCTGGGTGAGCAAAAACAGGAAGGCAAAATGCCGCAAAAAAGGGAATAAGGGCGACACGAAAATGTTGAATACTCATACTCTTCCTTTTTCAATATTATTGAAGCATTTACCAGGGTTATTGTCTCATGAGCGGATACATATTTGAATGTATTTAGAAAAATAAACAAATAGGGGTTCCGCGCACATTTCCCCGAAAAGTGCCACCTGACGTCTAAGAAACCATTATTATCATGACATTAACCTATAAAAATAGGCGTATCACGAGGCCCTTTCGTCTTCAAGAATTTTATAAACCGTGGAGCGGGCAATACTGAGCTGATGAGCAATTTCCGTTGCACCAGTGCCCTTCTGATGAAGCGTCAGCACGACGTTCCTGTCCACGGTACGCCTGCGGCCAAATTTGATTCCTTTCAGCTTTGCTTCCTGTCGGCCCTCATTCGTGCGTTCTAGGATCCTCCGGCGTTCAGCCTGTGCCACAGCCGACAGGATGGTGACCACCATTTGCCCCATATCACCGTCGGTACTGATCCCGTCATCAATGAACCGGACTGCCACGCCCTGAGCGTCAAATTCCTTTATCAGTTGGATCATATCGGCAGTGTCGCGGCCAAGACGGTCGAGCTTCTTAACCAGAATGACATCACCTTCCTCCACCTTCATCCTCAGCAAATCCAGCCCTTCCCGGTCTGTTGAACTGCCGGATGCCTTATCGGTAAATATACGGTTTGCTTTCACACCTGCGTCTTTGAGTGCTCTGACCTGAAGATCAAGAGACTGCTGACTGGTTGAGACCCGAGCGTAACCAAAAAGTCGCATAAAAATGTACCTTAAATCGAATATCGGACAACTCATGTCTATTATTACAAATTTACGATTTAATAGACATATTAATGTAACAGTTTTACGATGTCCGATAATTTATAACATTTCGTACGGTTGGAAAAATGTTACTAAATGCCCGTCAGGCAGGGAGGCCGATATGCCCGTTGACTTTCTGACCACTGAGCAGACTGAAAGCTATGGCAGATTCACCGGTGAACCGGATGAGCTTCAGCTGGCACGATATTTTCACCTTGATGAAGCAGACAAGGAATTTATCGGAAAAAGCAGAGGTGATCACAACCGTCTGGGCATTGCCCTGCAAATTGGATGTGTCCGTTTTCTGGGCACCTTCCTCACCGATATGAATCATATTCCTTCCGGCGTCCGGCATTTTACCGCCAGACAGCTCGGGATTCGTGATATCACCGTTCTTGCAGAATACGGTCAGAGGGAAAATACCCGCCGTGAGCATGCAGCGCTGATACGTCAGCACTATCAGTATCGTGAATTTGCCTGGCCCTGGACATTTCGCCTTACCCGTCTTTTATATACCCGGAGCTGGATAAGCAACGAACGTCCTGGCCTGCTTTTCGATCTGGCGACAGGGTGGCTTATGCAACATCGTATTATTCTCCCCGGAGCCACTACGCTGACCCGGTTGATTTCAGAGGTAAGGGAAAAGGCGACGTTGCGCCTGTGGAACAAACTGGCACTGATACCGTCAGCCGAACAGCGTTCACAGCTGGAGATGCTGCTGGGGCCAACTGATTGCAGCCGCCTGTCTTTACTGGAATCACTGAAAAAGGGCCCTGTGACCATCAGTGGTCCGGCGTTTAATGAAGCAATTGAACGCTGGAAAACTCTGAACGATTTTGGCCTGCATGCTGAAAACCTGAGTACACTCCCGGCTGTGCGCCTGAAAAATCTCGCACGTTATGCTGGTATGACTTCGGTGTTCAATATTGCCAGGATGTCACCGCAGAAAAGGATGGCGGTTCTGGTTGCCTTTGTCCTTGCATGGGAAACGCTGGCGCTGGATGATGCATTGGACGTTCTGGACGCCATGCTGGCCGTTATCATCCGTGACGCCAGAAAGATTGGGCAGAAAAAACGGCTCCGCTCGCTGAAGGATCTGGATAAATCTGCATTGGCGCTCGCCAGCGCATGTTCGTACCTGCTGAAAGAAGAAACACCGGACGAATCGATTCGTGCTGAGGTGTTCAGCTACATCCCAAGGCAAAAGCTGGCTGAAATCATCACGCTTGTCCGTGAAATTGCCCGGCCCTCAGACGATAATTTTCATGAAGAAATGGTGGAGCAGTACGGGCGCGTTCGTCGTTTCCTGCCCCATCTGCTGAATACCGTTAAATTTTCATCCGCACCTGCCGGGGTTACCACTCTGAATGCCTGTGACTACCTCAGCCGGGAGTTCAGCTCACGGCGGCAGTTTTTTGACGACGCACCAACGGAAATTATCAGTCGGTCATGGAAACGGCTGGTGATTAACAAGGAAAAACATATCACCCGCAGGGGATACACGCTCTGCTTTCTCAGTAAACTGCAGGATAGTCTGAGGCGGAGGGATGTCTACGTTACCGGCAGTAACCGGTGGGGAGATCCTCGTGCAAGATTACTACAGGGTGCTGACTGGCAGGCAAACCGGATTAAGGTTTATCGTTCTTTGGGGCACCCGACAGACCCGCAGGAAGCAATAAAATCTCTGGGTCATCAGCTTGATAGTCGTTACAGACAGGTTGCTGCACGTCTTTGCGAAAATGAGGCTGTCGAACTCGATGTTTCTGGCCCGAAGCCCCGGTTGACAATTTCTCCCCTCGCCAGTCTTGATGAGCCGGACAGTCTGAAACGACTGAGCAAAATGATCAGTGATCTACTCCCTCCGGTGGATTTAACGGAGTTGCTGCTCGAAATTAACGCCCATACCGGATTTGCTGATGAGTTTTTCCATGCTAGTGAAGCCAGTGCCAGAGTTGATGATCTGCCCGTCAGCATCAGCGCCGTGCTGATGGCTGAAGCCTGCAATATCGGTCTGGAACCACTGATCAGATCAAATGTTCCTGCACTGACCCGACACCGGCTGAACTGGACAAAAGCGAACTATCTGCGGGCTGAAACTATCACCAGCGCTAATGCCAGACTGGTTGATTTTCAGGCAACGCTGCCACTGGCACAGATATGGGGTGGAGGAGAAGTGGCATCTGCAGATGGAATGCGCTTTGTTACGCCAGTCAGAACAATCAATGCCGGACCGAACCGCAAATACTTTGGTAATAACAGAGGGATCACCTGGTACAACTTTGTGTCCGATCAGTATTCCGGCTTTCATGGCATCGTTATACCGGGGACGCTGAGGGACTCTATCTTTGTGCTGGAAGGTCTTCTGGAACAGGAGACCGGGCTGAATCCAACCGAAATTATGACCGATACAGCAGGTGCCAGCGAACTTGTCTTTGGCCTTTTCTGGCTGCTGGGATACCAGTTTTCTCCACGCCTGGCTGATGCCGGTGCTTCGGTTTTCTGGCGAATGGACCATGATGCCGACTATGGCGTGCTGAATGATATTGCCAGAGGGCAATCAGATCCCCGAAAAATAGTCCTTCAGTGGGACGAAATGATCCGGACCGCTGGCTCCCTGAAGCTGGGCAAAGTACAGGTTTCAGTGCTGGTCCGTTCATTGCTGAAAAGTGAACGTCCTTCCGGACTGACTCAGGCAATCATTGAAGTGGGGCGCATCAACAAAACGCTGTATCTGCTTAATTATATTGATGATGAAGATTACCGCCGGCGCATTCTGACCCAGCTTAATCGGGGAGAAAGTCGCCATGCCGTTGCCAGAGCCATCTGTCACGGTCAAAAAGGTGAGATAAGAAAACGATATACCGACGGTCAGGAAGATCAACTGGGCACACTGGGGCTGGTCACTAACGCCGTCGTGTTATGGAACACTATTTATATGCAGGCAGCCCTGGATCATCTCCGGGCGCAGGGTGAAACACTGAATGATGAAGATATCGCACGCCTCTCCCCGCTTTGCCACGGACATATCAATATGCTCGGCCATTATTCCTTCACGCTGGCAGAACTGGTGACCAAAGGACATCTGAGACCATTAAAAGAGGCGTCAGAGGCAGAAAACGTTGCTTAACGTGAGTTTTCGTTCCACTGAGCGTCAGACCCCTAAGAGAAAAATACCCCTGGCTGGTCCCTGTTCATGCCGATGGTGTGGTTGGAGGCAAGAAAGAATTCACCTTGCTGAACAAGTCAGAGATGGAGTTGCTGGCTGACGCCTATGAGATGGCAAACATCATGCACTAATAAATATATTATTTTTAATCTGAAATAATTGACAACTGACAAGTGACTTCAGTCAGAATCATCACATGCCCGGTACGGATGGATCCCTTTTCAAATATTCCATGGACGGCACAGTCTGAGTACCGGGCGCTACCTTCAGTTGTATTGCTAAGCCGCCGCTGGTGGCTTTTCTTTTTTGTAGGGGCGCTATGGATAAGAAAATATGCGTTGTTTCGATGAGCGTCGGCAAACCGGCGTCAATGACTGCTGCATGGATCAACAACGAGCTGATAATGGCTGAGCGGACCAGCTACCCTGAACGCCGCCGCGATATGGAACTCCAGCTGCTGCGCGAATTGCGAGAAAAAGAGGAAAAGGGTTTTATCGTGCTGGTGGAAGAGGAAAACAGCTTTATTACTGGTCGAGTTGGCCAGCGTGTAAGGTTGCGCGATCCCTTCATGAACGGCAGGCCGGTACTAATTGAGGCAATGCAGATTTATAAGGAGCTGGAACGCCAGAAAGCAATCAAGTTACCGCGCAAGGAATCCGGCAAATACATCCTCCACCAAAGCATCTTCGATTCCGAACACGATAAAAAAGGCGATGAATTTTTCAACATCAACTGGAGCGAAATAACGACAGAGCATGTTCTGACGTTACTATGTTGCTTTGCGACGGAATACAACAACGTTGCCAGCGCCGACTACATCAGGGCAATGGCTTGTGAAGTGGATAGTCGTGATGACTCATCGCTGATAGCGTCATATATAAACATCATCAAGAAAACTCAAATTATGGGATGCGCTAGAGTTCCTCAAGGAATACTCACCGGAAAGAATAATATTCTATAACCTACGAAGGTTATTTGTTACTTTCTGCGTAAACCCACAACTCACCTTCCTAAGTTAAGGAAGGTATTTATCATGAAGTTTAGACATAAGCGTATTATTACATGGGATTAACCACAACCTTTCCATATATATCAAGTTTTGATTGTAATACGTTGAGGTGAGACAATTCTTTATTCGAACTAACTTTATCTAAAATTATATTTTTATCTTTTTCAGTCATGTTATACCCTAAGGTAATTTGCTTGAATGCAGAAAAAGGAATTTTCTTTAAGTTAATTTCATGATAGTCATGAAAAACATCAGGATACTCATTTAATAGGCAATCATCAATCGATGGAGAGACAATGCTTCCTATTTTTCTCTCGCAATCAGCCAATGGAAAAATAATTCTACTTTCATTTTCAGGAAGCCACTCTTCACCTTTTGTATAAAGAAGCCTATTAATAAAAAGCTCGCGAACTGAATCTCGATTTAAGATCCCATGCAATGTATTATCTTTATTCTTTATATCTATATTCCTCGATGGCGCAGGATAGCCATTAAATCGCACAGCGCCTTTATAATAGGTTACAGATGCTCTATCTTCTGGATTATAACTAACATCACACGGCCGATATATTTTGAAAAAATCGTGTGTTTCATCGAAAACTACAGCAAACCCCTTTCCTATCGATGCATAATGAGTCCACATGTGTAGATTGCAATCACTTTTTGATAGAGAGAACACACCAAGATGACAGCTTACGGCTTCTACTAAATAATCGTTAAGGTACGTTACTATTTCTTGGAGTTTAGATTCATCATATGAATCCATTGAGGTAAAACCTTCATTGATTAACAAGTGTGGAAAATCCTCTCCGTATCGTTTCCCGCAAGGTTTTAAATAATACTCTAACTCTTGTATAGATGGGACATAAGATGGATCTCGTTGCATTTTCTTAAATTCATTTCTAGCCCATGCGTAATCGGCTGGTGAAAATTTATTAAAAAATGGAAGAAGTCGCGACTCACTCGACGGATCATTAAGATACTTTGGTTGCGTTGCTCTAAAGAAACCATCCTCCAGACAAGATGTTCTAATGTGCATGCCCGGCCAAGGTTTATCCATATAACTCTCGCCTATATATTTAACTAACACTGTATATCGATCCTGTTGTTTAAGCCCATATCATATGGGCTTTAAATGATTATTAATCAGCATTCAGAAGCAATGCGTTATCTATGATGATCTGCTCCCATTCTTCGAATGCCCGATCGCGGACACCTTGGGGAACACTGTTAGTTTTGAAATCGACGACCGTCCGCCATTTCCCGTCCGGGCGGTACATGCGCAGAGCTTTACTTCCCCCTTCCCTGCGCACCTCAACGTTATGCTTGTCAGCAAACTCTTGTAATGCTCGTAGCGTCCCATGCTTTACTGTGTAGTATCGCTTTTTCAAGTTTTCTCTCCAGCCTGTGCTAAGGCTTCAACTTCCAAATCGTAAGACTCAAACTCATAGTCCTGGTCGTCAACCTCTTCAGGTACTGGCAGTAAATGCCAGGCTGAGTATATCTGACCATTATCAAAACGCTCCTGGCTGTAGAGCGTCGCGGCTATGAGCGTCAGCGCCGGGCGGTCATAACGGTAAATTTTGCGAACGTCACGGTCAACGAGACGACCGAAATTACCATAACCGCGCTCCAGTAATAATTTTTTAATTTCCGGCCAGTATGGACCATAGCTGCGGTACAGGCGGGGATTTTTCAGTAATCGCCCGCGTAGCCCTGACAGGAAGAAATCAACGTATTCGTCTTCTGTCTTTCCTAACAACGCTGTACGGAGTACCGCCTCAAGATATGTTTTATTCGGTTTTATTGTATCAGATAGTGTGGCCATATTATGCGACGCCCGGCGAACCGGGCGCTCCTGTTATGCGTATTGTTGGATGACGGCCAGAACGTCCGCCACGTTGTGTTTTGTCTCGATAATCCACCAGTTACCCGGGAAATCGCTGTTCTTCGCCTTCGCTGGCAGCCAGCGAGCGCCGAATTTCGCCTTGATTGCGTCTTTCGCACGGAAAAGAACGCCTTTCATGCCTGAGGCTTCCTGAAGCCCAAATACCTCGCCAGCGGCGAATTTTGGTGCGTACATCATCTTCAGGTCGGCGGTGGATACGCGATAATTCAGACCAAGAGACTGAGCTATGCTGGTGGCATCACCCTGTATTGATGATAACTCTTCTTGTTTCTCGTTTCTGGCGGCAATCTCTTCCTCCGTGATGTTGCCAAGGGCCAGGTTTATCCGATCAGCGTCGGCCTGTTTCTCTTCATCGGTGCGCCCGGCAAGAACCGTGTTAATTCTCTGCAATATCTCCACATGATTCTTGCGCATGCTGAGCAATTCCGGCGTAACCTCGTTAAGATCCACCAGCCCAAGGATGGCAAGGTCGGAAAACATTGATACCAGGTTGTAGGTCATGCGATAGCTGAGTTGACCATAGGCTGATGGCAACTTCACCGCATCCATTTGATAGGCATCCATAAATTTAGAGCCGTCGTTTACGACATCCGCTATTGCAGGTGTGATTTTCCCTGTGGTGGCGGCCTCCCTGATTGCTGTTACCCACGATTGAGTCAGCGCGGCGACTGCATGATTCAGATTGGCTTCCCGTTCTGCTGCGATGCGCGCGCTTGCTGCGTCCATTGCCTGCTTGATCTCGGCTTTATTGCTGTAAATGCCAATGGTGCCAAACTGTGCTGTGGTGATCTCATAATCTGACGCCCGGAACTCATTGGTACCGAAAATGGCATTGGTGACTTCAAGTTCAGAATCCCCGTTACGAGTAGCCCCCTGGCTTGTTTTTTCCGGCATTCTGGCGATCGCATCCGCTATTTTCTCCTGAATTGCTTCAGGGGATAGCGTATCTCCGTATGACGCGATTACATCGCCATAATTGGAGCCAAACAATTCAACCAGGAATGTTTCTGCCGAACGGATCTGGCGGTTATTCCCTTCCGACATCATACCAAGCACCCATTTTGCAATTGACGACTTCAGCGCGCCGTCACGGCGATCCGGGTAAACCGCATGCTTCAGTGGGTCCGTATAGGTACCAACAAAATCAATGCTATAGCCTGACTCTGTAGTCTGAACGCCGTATGAGTCAGTGATTTTGATCATGCCGCGCTGCTGGAAACGGTAGAAATCGTCACAGGAAATGATGTCGTTAATCCCGGCGATGGAGACGCCACCACTGATTTTCTGCATAACAGCATCTTCATCGGGAGTTACATCAACCTGTTTATCCAGCGTCTTCACATCCCAGTTACCCGATTTGGTGCCTTTGAAGGTAAAGATGATCTCCACGTCTGCGCGCTGGCTGTCGAAGTCCAGCGACTTAATGCGAACGATATCACCGGCACAATCATAGTATTGGCCTACACGCCATGAGCGATCGCCGATAACAAGGAACTCATTCGCATGGTTAACCAGATCAGGATCAACATCCAGAATGCCTTTATTTATTGCATCCTCCACCAGCGGGCGCAGGCGTTTGATATCCGTCGCGGCCTTCTGAGTACGGTTCAATAATTTCTCATAGCGGGAGATGGCCTGAGAGATATTAGCCTTGCGCTGAATGGCGCTTTTCAACGACGCGCGATACTGTGCTAACAACATACGGTCTGTGTGATGGACGCTACCCCAGCGGGCTTTCCAGTCTGCGTTATCAGCTGCTTTGGCCATTACCGCCTGTTTGAATTTAGCTACCTCGGCGGTGGTCTTTTCAAGTTCCGCTTTGCTTCGCTCTAATTCAGCGGTAAGTACCTCCACATCCTCGCCAGCTGCGTGCTGCGCCTTGATGTAGTTCTGAAGGTCGATAGTAGCCTGTTCTTTCTGGCGAGCGCGTTGCGCGGCTTTCGCCTTATCCATTTGAACCTGCATCATTGCCAGACGTTCGCCATCATCCTTAGCGGTATACATCTGCATTTCGATCATATCGTTGGCGTCGGCGTTCTCCATTTCAGACTTATCTGAGCGGAGGATATCGGAGATCCAGCCTGCTTTACGCTTCAGCGTCTTCAGTCGGTATTCATCGAAAGAACCCTTGCCGCAGTAGTAGTGAACGCGAACGCTTGCACGGTTGGAACCAACTCGGGCACCGCGACCGTTACGCTGTGCGATACTGGCTGGTGTCCATGGCAACGTCAGATGATGGATGTCAGTCGTTCCTCGATGCAGGTTGATACCCACCTCTGCCTTTTTGTTGCAGATGATGATCGGAGTCCGGCCCTCCTGGAAGTCGGCAGCAATCTTTTCCAGCCCGCCCAGCGACATTTCATTTTGCTGCGCGATATAGGCGTCATACAGAGCCATTTGCTCGTTGTATTTCGCTATCTGTGCATCTGTTGGTTCATCCGGTAACTCTTTCGGCGGTTTAACCGCTTTCAGTTTCTTACCGGTTTTACCTGCCTCGGCAACCGTCTGAGCATTCAGGATCCCCACCTTTGAAGGTTCAAGGTTAAGAGCATTGCAGATAATGCGCTTGAGCTTCTGGTGCTGCGTTTTTTCATCGGTGAAGATGATTTGCTTACCTTCCGGGAAAAACTCCTTCAGCGTGGCGATCAGCTTCGCGTATTTTGGTGTAACGGGGTGAGTTACGGTCTGTTCGTCAATGCCAAACCTGGCCAGGCGCTTATTCACTTCCTGCTCGAACGCTTCCGGAACCTGCAACTGAATAAACTCGCCCTTATCTATCAGGGAGTATTGCGATTGCTGCGTGATTGAATCATCACTGTCGTCGTCTTCGCTGGTGGCTTGTTTAGGCAAACTGTCCGCCAGCTGCTGCACCGCATCGGCGTACTCCGGCAGGAAACGATAGGTGATCCGGCGATAGTACAGGTCCATGTCAGTACATACGCGGTCCATATCCCTGATTATTGAGAAGATCGGACGGGCTTTCTCGTGCTCAATCACGCCGTCTTCATTGACCGAGGTCGTTACGCCATTGTTGGCTTTGGCTGCCGCTTCCGCCTGCTGACGCAATTCTTCATACGCCGCCAGTTGTTCTTCAGTAAGTGGCGCATCCTGCTGGTGTTCGTCCAGCTCCGGGATCTCCACGGTATCCTTAACGTCTTCCGCTGTTTTAAGCGTTGTCCAGCGATGGAATATGCCGCGCAGCGCATCAAGGTTTTCAAAGCCCACCAGCGCCATTTTTTCTTCAACTTCACCGCTGATTTTCTGTACCGTTTCCAGCCTGGTCTTGCCGAAGAATTTAACGAAGTCATCAGGACCGTAGATCCCCATCTTCTGCCAGTATTCTTTCGGCAGAACATGAGAAAGCATGTTGTATGCATCGATCGGGGTGTTAACGACTGGCGTTGCAGTCAGGAGAACCGGTCCGCGCCCGCCATTCTTTTTCATCAGGTACGCGTTTTTGATTGCCATATCTCGCGCCGATTGCGCCACCGCGCTGGTGGGCAGATAGGCCAGCTGTGACGCTTCGCGACCATTTTTATAGCTATTGCGGTAGTTGTGGCCTTCGTCGGCGATCACGCTGTCGAAGCCCATATCCTCAAAGTACGGATACTTCTCTGCTTTTTCGGTACCGGTATCTGAATACTCCGACAATACCCGGCGACGCGCCGCCTCTTTGCGATGGGAATCGGAATCCATTGCGCTGGCTACGCGCCCGGCGGCAACGAAGTCATAAAGCATATCCTGTGCATGCTCATCTACGGTGTCATCACGTAGCGGAATGCGGGCGTATTGTTCTTTGGTAAACACGACTGCACGGTAATTTGAGTGCGGGATCGCATTCATCCGCGCCGTGATAGTGGCTTCATCTGCCAGCTTAAGAGCATCGCGCATAACTGGAGTGCCATCAGTACCAAGAACAGGTTTACCGTTCTCATCGAGCACCGGCACCTGGCGAATCTGATCGCCATCCATCAGCACATCAAGACCGACGAACAGGTAGTTACTGAATGCCTCTTCACTCAGGAACTCTTTTGCTTCGTAATACCAGTTTTCCAGCACTGATTTAGGCACTACATAAGCAGTACGGGTGGAGCGACCGTTCTCATAGTTGAACGCCTCAAGCGCCAGCGCGGTCGTGGTTTTACCCAGCCCGGTGCCGAAGCCCAGGATGCCGCGCCCATCTTCGGACAGTCGGCGCACCTCGCTATTCTGGTAATCAAATGGCTGGCGCTTACCGCTTAATCCCTTCAACCCAAGCGGATCGCCAGAGTGTTCATACGGGATATTGCTATTGAACACATCGTTGTATTTGGCAACCAGCTCATCGTAGCGATCGTGCGTCTTGATCCACTTATTGAACTGGTCCTCAAGCAGTGCCATCTGCTCGCGGTAGCCGTTCGCCGTCGCGCTATCTTTGCCACCGATACGCGCACCATTGAGATACTTTTCCAGCTGTGCCGGGAACCCGGTCGCGTTTTCACCTGATTTACGGTCCCACTCGTAGCGGATCTCGCCTGTTTCTTTATCCTTGCGCTGGACGACACCGTATCGGTGCCCGACGAACAGACCATCACCACCGTGATAGGTGTCAGAAACCATTTCGTCGCCTTCCAGCTGCACTGACTGCACATAGCGCAGATCCGGATAGCCGTTTTCCTGCAAAAATTCCAGAATGACGGAACGGTCGAACCAACGGCTATTGAGCTTAAACCGGATATTCTCTGCTGGCGTCTTGATGCGCTTCTCTTCGATCGCTGCCAGCTGATTAAGGACGTTGTTCTTTACTGGACCGTCGGTGAGCGTGGCGAGGAATTCCTGTTTTGGAGCCACTATCTCGTTAATGTCGCCGCTGGTGGCGCGGGCGAACGGAACAATCCCGCCATACGGTGAAACCGCAATGCCAGGGGTGCTGGCCAATAAATTAAGCAACTCGTCATCACTGGCTGGCAGTTCGCCGGTAAACGCAAGGCGGAAATCATCGAGCTGGATTGGATCGCGAGTGAGATCACTGTAGAGATAACGCAGGGTGTCCTGATAGCTGGTGGAGTCATAACTGGCGCTGGAATCATGCGTAACCAGTTTTCCTGTCAGCTCGTCAGAAATAGTGCCATCCAGCTTAATTGCACCACGGAAAGCAAACCAGGCGCGCGCACCGCTTCCCGATAATTTAGCTATCGGACCGCGACCGGGGTTACCAAAACGGTCAATCTCTGCCTGCAAACGGGATACCAGAGAAAGGCGCTGCTGTTCGATTTGTTCAGCACTATGCCCGGCGGCCTTCATATCCTGATATTCAATTAACATCCGGCCAATCATCGCCCCGCGATACAAGCGTTCACGGTATTTTTCAGGCTGGCTGTTAATCCAGTCCACCAGCTGCACCATATCGTCGCTGATTGATGTGGTGTACTTATCGCGGACATTTGCCATCTGGGTAAATGTCATACCGAGACGGCCTTCTGTTGTAGTCAGGTTACGCTGAAGAGCCTCCCAGCTGTCCGCGCCATAACTGGCAACATCAATCTTCAGCTCCTTCCCGGCATCAGATTCAATCCAGCGACCACCAGCATATTTTTGCCATACGCCATTAATCAGGCGCATTTCCCCTTCATCAACAACATCTGCGGTCGGTGACGGTTCAGCCATATCGAGCAAATACCAGTCGATACGGCTTTCGAAACAATGAATCAGCTTCGCTTTAAGAGCCTGGTTATCAATCTGACCGTCGGCACGAACCTCAATACGCCCCTGGAAGCCCTTTTCCTGGGTGCCATGAACAAACCGGCGGCCGTCCTTTTCAAACCACTTGCCAGAAATAAACGTTGGCCAAAGCACATTTGCCGATTCGAGAGTGCTTTCATGCACCAGGGGGATTTTCTCAGCCATCTCTGCCGGATGTTTGCGCATCAGCACCACATCAACGACTGTACTGGTCCCGTTTGCGTCAAAAGTACCGGTAGGCAAGCGGTGAGCGCCAAGAAATTCAGCTTTACGGGATAAGCGCAGGCGTAACCGCTTCATGTTTGAACCTGAAACAATGGACGGCGGCACAATCACACACATGAATCCGCCAGGTTTTATCTTGTCCAGCATGCGGAGCATGAAGTAAGACCCCATGTCCGTTTCTTCTGCGTAAGGCTTATCGATGTTGCGTGTGTTATCACGACCGCCGAACGGAACGTTACCCACAACATGGTCGAATGAATCGTTAGGCGTGCTTACAGCCAGTTGTTCGAACGGGGAAATCTGTACGCTGTCTTCCGGATGTAACAGCTGGTTTATACGACCGGAAACACTGCTGATCTCAGTCGCGGTCATCACCGTACCAACCGGTTTTGTCTCATTAAAAACGCCGGTGCCCGCCGATGGTTCCAGAGTGTTACCTACGTCCGCGCCGTAGAGCTTCATGATCTCCCAGACACCTTCAGCGATCGGCTTTGGTGTGTAATATTCGGAGACGGACCCGCCAATGCCGCCTTCACCGGTGTACCCAGCCAGGATCTGGCGCTGTTCATCTGTCAGTGTCGCGCCGTCCACCAGCGAATTAAGCAAATCTATCGCCTTCTGATTCGCCTCCCGGCGCAGTCGGTCATAGCTTTTGCCTTCCACCTTTTCCACGCCGTATTTAATCGGCGCTCGGTGAGATGTTATTGCCCTAATGTATTTCAATATTTCGCTGACACTTGAACAGCGAAACACCCCCATAGATAGCTTGTTCATTGGTAATCCTTAACAAGTGACTAGTGTTAAATTCCGTTCAAACACGATGTGAATTATTCTAATTAAGGTTCAATCTTGGCAGACAATAAAATCACGCTATCCTCGGTCAGGAAGGCGCTGGCGGGGGTTTTTAAAGACAACGGAGAACGGGACAACATCCTCCTGTCCGCGCTGGCTGTGCACGGCGGAAGTGGGTATTTGTTTTCTCGCGCAGGGGCACCGGTACAACTGTCCGGCTTCTTAGGCGGCAAACCGGGCGATAGTGGCATGGCTGGCGATGGGCTGGTGGACGGAAGTCGCTTTATCTTTGATGAAGTTCAACTGCCAGAAGATCGCTTGCAACGCTATCCGCTACTCGAAGAGATGGCGGTTTACAGCACGATCGCCACCGCGCTGAACATCCATATTACGCACGCGCTCTCTTTCGATAAGAAGACCGGACAAACCTTCTCTATCGTGCCGGTACATAACGGAAACGATAGTGACTATGACGCCGCGCAGGCGTTGTGTGGCGAGCTGATGAACGACATCGGGCGAACCATCAACAAAGAGGTCGCCGGATGGGCATTTATCATGTCTGTATTTGGGGTGGCTTATGTCAGGCCATACGCCAAAGAAGGCATAGGGATCACGTCTTTTGAGTGCTCCTATTACACCCTTCCGAGCTTCATCAAAGAGTTCGAGGTCAGCGGCAACCTGGCGGGATTTAGCGGCGATTATCTGAAGGACGCGTCAGGGAAAATGGTTTTCGCCGATCCGTGGGCCATTATCCCTATGAAAATCCCCTACTGGCGGCCTAAGTCAAACCTTATGCCTGTGCACACTGGCCATAAAGCATACAGCTTGCTGGATAATCCGGAAGAGCGCACGCCGATTGAAACCCAGAATTACGGGACCAGCTTGCTCGAATACGCTTACGAGCCGTACATGAATCTGCGTTCAGCGATCCGCTCGCTGAAAGCAACGCGTTTTAATGCGTCGAAAATTGACCGAATCATCGGCCTGGCGATGAATAGTCTGGATCCGGTTAAAGCAGCCGATTATTCGCGCACCATTACTCAGACGCTTAAACGAGCAGCTGACCTGATGGAAAGACGCGCACGTGGCGCGAATAACATGCCTACGGTAACCAATACCCTGCTGCCTATTATGGGCGACGGCAAGGGACAGATGACTATTGATACTCAGACCATCCAGGCTGACATCAACGGCATTGAAGACATTCTCACCTATATGCGCCAGCTGGCGGCAGCACTTGGCCTCGATTACACCCTCCTGGGGTGGGCAGATCAAATGTCCGGCGGGCTTGGTGAAGGTGGATTCCTGCGCACGGCAATTCAGGCCGCCATGCGTGCCTCATGGATCCAGCAGGGCGTAGAAGAGTTCATTCAGCGGGCTATCGATATTCATCTTGCTTTCAAGTACGGTAAGGTATACCCGGAAGGTGATCGCCCGTACAAAATCGAATTCCACTCCGTTAATACCGCTCTGCAACAAGAGCACAACGACAACCGCGACTCGCAGGCGAACTACGCCACCATCGTTACGCAAATCCTCGATGCCGTCAGCAATAACAGCGTACTCGCCAATTCCGATGCATTCAAACGTTACCTGTTCAGCGATGTGCTGGAGATTGACGAAAAAATCTCTGAAGCACTGGTGAACGAACTGAAAGCGAAAAGCGAGGACGACGATCACCTGATGGATTCCATCATCAAAACACCGCCACAGGAACTGGCGCAAATCCTTGAATCGGTCTTTAAAGAGGGAAACGATAATGACTGATGTTTTGAAAACGGTCACTGACCGCTTTTGTCTCTATAGCAATGCTCGAAAAGGTCGCCAGAACGGGCGACAGTATGTATTAAGCGCGGTAAAGACCATGCTTGAAAGCAAGGAAACTCAGGAAGGTTTACGCCTTGGTGAGCTTTTCGGCTATTACGGTCACGGTCGCCGACAGCTGACTGGCAAACTGGAAGTACCAGAAACCAGCGTGATCATGGTGGAAGGTCGCCCGGTCGTAATCGACAATGTTCCAGCGTGCCGCACAGTGGCTATATCTGTTGACGACAACGGCATCGTTACCCATACACAGGAAATTCTTAACACAGAGCCGGGTAAAATTGTCGCCGCGATGATCGAAAGCCGAGCTGGTGGCTGGAGCTGGGCCACTGGCGGGCGCGAGTCCGGGAAAATCGCTGTAACCACCAGCTTCCATGGTGTGGATTATGTGACAACGCCGAACTATATCAGTCTGGATCATCCTGCCAGCGCCGGAATGTTTGAAAGCGCGGATTCTAAATCTTTACTGGCAGAGTCCCTGGCGGCGCATGGGTACTCCGACGAGTCAGTGCAGGCCGTTATATCCCATTACGGCAAAATGGCTGAACTGGAAATGATGGTGGAGGCGACAGAGCGTACGGCAGAACTGGAAACTGCACTACTCGAAAGCCAGGGCCGCCACCTCGAAGCAATGGCCAAGATCGCAGATGCTGAAGCGCGAATCGCTTTGCTGGAGAAAACAGCGGGTATCCGCGACGATGTGCTGGCAGCAATGCAAGACGAACTGGATAACCTCCCGATCTTCGTCTCCGCCGCCCAAAAAGACGCATTCCGCCTCAAAGAACCTGGTGATGCAAAAATCGTTGCCACACTTTTCGAATCTCTGATCAAAGTTGGCGCACGCAACTTGCCTGTCACCAAGAAAATTAAGGAGGTTCCGCAAGCGGCTAACGTCCAGGCACCGCGTGAGACAAGCATCATCACGTTTAATAATTCAATCAATCCGTTTAAATAACCACCAAAAATAACCCCGGCAGCTGCCGGGGTTCTCGTTAACTATTATCGCCTTCGCCTGCGTGCCATATATTTGCGCACCGCGCGGCGTGGACAATCTGAAGCGGTTTCTTTCTGCTGCATCAATCTTGCAGCCATGCTCAAAAATGTCAGGCACAGCCGAAGCCCTGCATACAATAGCGGTTCCAGTGGCCACGTCTCATTGAGCACATATACCGCCATGAAAATCGAGTCGAAAACTATCGCCGCCAGCGATAACTTCATTGTCGAAAGTCGGCGGAGCTGCCGGAGTTTATTCATTGACCAGTCCCGTCAGGCAAAGCTGGCGTTCTTTTTCACGGCGAATCTTTAAACCTCGCAGGGGCACGCCGTTACTGTTCACGAAATCAGGGAGATGGTTACACATATTCACCCATTCCCCTTTCTGCGCCCACTTGTGGATGGACGTTTCGACTCGCATGCCTCGCGCTTTGCTGTAGTAGGTCCGTAAGCTATTGCATCCCATATTGAATGCCGCGCTTGTCATTGCGCTGAAGGCATTATCGGGCATGTCTTTGCCCCGGAAGTGCTGATTAATACAGCGTTCAGCGATCAGGATATTCTTTTCCCAATCAGCGGCGATTTGCTGGTCGGTTTTTCGCACACCCGGCGTTACCCCGTGTGTATTACCGATCCCGTCAGTCCATACCCCCGCCGGGCACATGTATGGATCACGTCGGCAACCTTCAGCGTTACCAATCAGCTCAAGCCCCGCCTGGTTGGTTCGCACATTGCCATTACCCATTACGATGGTAATCATCACCGCGATAGCGCAAATTGCACCGCCTCCTGCGGCTGTTTTTCCCTTCATAAAGACCTCATAAGCGAATTTTTACGCTCCAGGACAAACACCCATTCACAGCCAATACCGACTGACTCGATCCCTTTAGAAGACACAGGATAATGCAAATCACTTGTTAGCTACGTTTCAAAGATATACATTATTGCTCTAATTAATTTATTTTATTAGGTAAGATAAGTGGCACAACGCGGTGTAAACAAAGTCATCCTGATTGGTACCCTGGGGCAAGACCCGGAGATCAGGTATATACCAAATGGCGGCGCGGTCGGAAGACTCAGCATCGCAACGAATGAATCATGGCGCGACAAGCAAACGGGCCAACAGAAAGAGCAAACAGAATGGCATAAAGTCGTTTTGTTCGGAAAACTTGCTGAAATTGCGAGTGAGTATTTACGAAAAGGTTCTCAGGTCTACATCGAAGGGAAACTTAAAACCCGTAAGTGGACAGATGACGCCGGTGTAGAACGTTACACGACGGAAATTATCGTCAGCCAGGGCGGCACCATGCAAATGATCGGCGCTCGCCGTGACGATTCACAGTCCTCAAATGGCTGGGGGCAATCAAACCAACCTCAAAACCACCAGCAATACAGTGGTGGCGGTAAACCTCAGAGCAACGCTAATAACGAACCCCCAATGGACTTTGACGACGATATTCCGTTTTGAATGTGTAAAAAACGACTGAAAGAAAAGCGGTGGTCCAGACGCCGACAAAAGCACGAACTCGCAAACAAACGCCAAAGTTGGCAATGGCACGCGCTTTTCACGAAAAGAACACCCCGAGATATTGCTTTCGCTGGTGGGAAAACATTCCTGACCCACCTGAAGGCGCAATACATCAGTTTTTAAGCAGAGAAAAGACTATGACAGCACAAAATACTAAAACCATTCAATACCGCCTACGTAATGGCCAGAGTGTCGAAGTGACCATCAATAATGATGGAGTGCCAGGCGAAAAGGTTTCTATCTCCGATCTGGCTATCGAAAAAACCATCATGTGCCACCTTGGCTTTACTGAAGAAGTGAGCAAAAAGCATGGTGTAGCTATCTGGCGCACAATGGATACTGGAATGCGCAGATTCATTACTGCTCGTACCCCTGGTATGACCATGATGGACCTCATGCAGATTGCGCCGCTGTTTGAGTGTGAACCTTTGGATGTATTCAGCAATCCAGCTATCTGCCAGCAGTTATATGGTGAGATGAAACTCGCGGTTACCCCCATTGTGCTGCATGAAGGATCGCTTGCTGGCGTATGGAAAGTAGAGCGAATTTCAAGCTACATGCCCTTCCACTTCCATGTCAACGGCGTAATCACTGGTGAAAATCAACCTGTTTCCGTTACAAAGTCAGACCTCAAGCGCGCAATTCTTGAAGCAAGTTGTCGAGTTATCGGCCTGGGCAAACAGTCTTATGTTTGCTTCCCCGCAGGCCCAGAAGGCCCGGCTGAAATACTGACGATGGATGCCGATCTGCTCTGGCAAATAGAGTTTATGATTGGGAAAAGCATCATCCGAGCTGAAGAACTCGATCAGTACATTACCTGCACGATGACGGATGAAGTCAAAAGTGTGGCTATAGCCAATGCCAGGAACCTGTGTCGTACTGCATTGGCAGAGCTGCAAGAAAACACCACGGAAGAGGTGGAAAGTGATTAATTTTTACTAGAATAAAAAGGGGTGCCAGAGAGCACCCTGATAATACGAAATTAAAGGGAAATAAATTACATGAAGTGTAATTCTTTGCCCTCTGGGTAATGACTCAAACTTATTGATAGTGTTTTATGTTCAGATAATGCCCGATGACTTTGTCATGCAGCTCCACCGATTTTGAGAACGACAGCGACTT